AACAGAAATAAAGTCTGAGCAAACGATATATAGGATATTGGACAGCAATGGTGTGCCCCGAAGACCTAAGGTTAATGGCGTTAAAAGGATACTTGTTATGATAGAGGAGGACGTGGCAGCTATATTGGATAAGGAGCAATCAGTATCATTATATGTCAATGAGGCTATAAGATACTATCATGGTAGCCGGCATTAATTGCCGGTTATTTTTTTATTAAAACTATATTTAAAATCACGTTTTGAATCGTGTTGTTTAGATAAATTAAAGTCATATCATTTCGCAATACCCTAAAAATACCCACGAGAAAAAAATATTAAAAATATACCAATACTTTTTGTATAACACCCGATGTTTTTTTATCAAAGCTTTGATATATCTTAAAAATATACCAATTATATATTATATTTTTTCGACACGTAATAAGCCAAGGAGGCGACAGAATAAATTGCAGCGCAATCATCTGAACCATTATAATCCAATATCCCATCCATAAACTCATTGTATTGCGGGATCTCATCATAGTCAGAACGAAACATCACATTATTTTTGATAAAATCCAGAAAAGCAGATACCCTAGCATCTGTTCCCATATTTTTATGCATAATTCTGACATCATATCTATCCCTTAAGCCCCGTGCTATGGGGAAATAATTTTTCTCACTTTCAAACAATACTTCCACAGGAGATATGCCCTCTAAAAATGACAGGAGAACAGTCTCATCAAATGATCCTGTATATGTCACATTATCTATATATATTCCCTCATTTACATAGCACGAAACGATAATGAACTTTCCGGCATATTCGGGAAGAACATATACAAGTCTTGTCCCCTGAATATTTTTAGACACATCAAAATATCTCATATCTTTATTTTCCTGTTTAATTTTACTTCGTTTCCTTTTCAAGGAGAAACGAGTATATTCATCCTTGAATACCCATACGGTAATATATCGCAGACAATCCACCAAGTGACCGTATCTCTCATAAGACTGTCCTGTAATCTTATCCTTTACTCTTTTTTTCAGCACCCCTCCATTAACGTCCTTCTTGGCATTGTTATAATCGACTATCGAGTTTTTACATCCATCATCTACCGAAAATGACATTCCCGAGCCTCCATCGAGCATGTAGTTTACAAATTCACCTGACATCGGTACGGACGGGTTAGAAGCCGGTATCCTTTCCTCAACATGGTAATCGCTTTCCAGCCCTTCCACGAACTTATCAAGAAACGATCTCTTCTCTTCGTCTATAGTGTTCCCGTTTTTTGTCGAAGCATCTCCGTACAGATACAGCATATCATTATACCTTATTGATTTCAGGTAATCTACCGCCATTTTTGAAGCCTGTGTTACCGTGTTGAACGGATCACTGGCGCATATCTCGTTAAACTGCCTTATACTACTTCCATCCACTTGGAAAAATGATATTGAAATATAAGGGAGCACATTGTTATCAATTGATATATGAACCGGCATCCCTTTAATGTAGTGTGTCGTTTTTATGTGTTTGTTTGAATCAAATGCATACAGGAACTCTCCTCCTGTCTTAATGCTTCCCCATTCTCCCAATGCGTATACCCTGTAGTAATTATAATCATGATCCTTGTACCATTGGTAATTAGATATCGTCTGTCTGTCATAGTATCCATACTTCCCGTCCGGAGAACCTACTACCCAGAAGTTGTTCTTATACGAAGAATGCAGCTCTACCGTATCCGATGGATATCTTTCCATTTTTCCCGTACGCTCATTAGCTATCATTCTAGATTTATTATATCTCTTTCCTAATATCCGGCTATAATCCTTAGGTAATAAACTCCTTTTTATCGGATATCTTACTTTCCCGTACAAATCATTCGGATGCTCATCCCACTCGTATGTATCAAGGATCTTGGTTTTTATCCACGAGTCCTCTGATACTGGATTAAAGTTGCATATAATCTGTAGGCCCTCCTTTCCTCGTAGGCGGAAACGTATCTGTGTGAAATCCTCATATTCAAACTCAGTGGCCTCTTCCATCACTATCCAGCGATATCCTGTGATAGACTTTATCTTCTCGGGATCGTCCAATCCTGTAAAATCGATTTTGCAACCATTTATACAGGTTATATTATTTTCCTTTGGAGCGAAAAACTGACTCAATTGAAGAGCTTTCATTTGGGTCTTAAACTCTTCATATACCGTATTCTTAAGACTGGCTCCAACTTTTCTCACAACGAGAGCTGAACCTTCTCCGGAGAATACAGACAACAACACGGATTGTGTCGTAGATACAGATTTCCCTGATGAAGAACCACCTCTGTTTATAATATACCGGATATCCTTGTCATGCATCGCCTCACGGATATGCCAAAACAGGGGATTAAACAATTTATACGAGAACACCATCTCTATCATTGCTCGTCCCCAATTATCATGCGCACATTGGTACTGACATCACTTTTTACTGGAGCATCCCATCCAAGCATCTTGCTTATCTGTGTAATGGCGGCTATTTTGCTGTATAGCCGTATCTCTACTCCATATTGAGTATTCTTAATCGATTGGATGCAACATCGGACTGGTTTTGGTATATCATCAAGAGAACGGACAATAAACGTATCTTTACCTTTTAATTGAAGATCTATAGGGTCTACATTTACCACATTTGTAAGGAAGCGCAATGCATCTTCCTTCTTCATATCAGACTTTTTTAAGATATCAGCCTGTAATTCATTTACACGGGATGCGACAGATGGATTTCTCAGTAATTCAAATGCACGCTTACTAACGACCCCATCCTTCCATCCAATACTATTAGGGTAAGCTTTCCGATATGCATCTGTAGCATTACCCGTTTCCATATAATAATGGCAGAAATTTTCTCTATTTGCTACGAGTTTTTTTCCCATAAAAGTCTTTTCGTCCGAAGAACGTACCGTGCCCCTTTACACGGAAACATTATAATTCAAAGTTACAAAAAATCTGAATAAAAACAAAACTTGTCATTTAATTCATTTTCTTAAAAGTTCTTTATCATGTAAACCGTGATCACAAGCTGTCTTATAAGATCGATCCCGTAGTTCGTTCAAATTAATATTGCTCATTTCCTTATTCCTAATTTAATTTCTTCATCCTTGATTATTTTCCCAATCTTTCCAGCTTCCTCATACCGTTCCTCTTTTATCAACAGTCTTTGCAATTCCGAAAGCTGGTTAATGTAAACAATATCGTTACGATCTGACACATGACGGACATATCTTTCTATCTCATCCAGCTTATTCTCCATGCGTATATGCCACTTGCTTACCAAAATTAAAGTAAATGCCAGAGCACAAACATTTAATGAGGCAAGGATGAATTTAAATATTGATTCTGCTATTTCCATAATCATATAAGTTTTAATGCTTCCTGTAAACCTGCTTCAAGTGCTTCCTCGTAGCTATCCCATTCCTCTCCATCATTTGTTCCTTTATAAACAGAACTAGCCATATGAGTTCCATTGTCAGCTTTAGATATTTCGTATCCATAGCCACAGGCACAGTTGTATATACATATATGAATGTTTTTGGTTTCACGTAGCCACTTTTGGGCAATGGACTGAACGGGACGACTATAACACAATTTTGGCAAATTCTTATTTGTTCGGAACACAGATTGCATTATCCGATTATCGTCTTCTTTAATAATATCTTTGCAATACTCATTAAATCCTTTCTCTTTCAGCAACTTCGCTGTTTCTAATGTTACAAGTTCTTCGGTCATAATTTTATTCTCCTTTTAATTTCTTTATTAGCGCATCGGCATAACTAAGGCTCCTTTGGGCTGTCATATATGAACCATTACTCATTCCCTGTTCATGTGAATTGCTGCAAAATCCTTGCATGGCAGCTTTCGCTAGTTCATATCGCCTCTGTTCCCAGTCGATAGCTGAAAAATCAAGTTCGCATTCTCTGAAAACCATGTTATCACATACATATAAATAATCTTTGCTATGTTGAGAGTTGATATTTAATTGGGGAGTTACATCTACCAAAACTCCTGTTGATTTCATATTTAATCGAAATACATTACTTTCTTACCTATACATACCTTGAACCTTGAAAGAGATTCACTATATTGTGTAATATTATTGGGATTATATTTGTTAACAAAACATCCAGTACGTTTATGGTATCTGACACAAGCATTTTCAGGAGATTTAGCCAATATTTCTTTCTCATCGCTAAAACTAAAAAGTAAATTATCTCTGTATGATACCTTATACCACTTTACTTGGCTTCTTATCTTTTTAAAATACTTTGCTTTCATTGTTCCTCCTTTATTTTAAAATGTTCAATCAATTCGTTTACAGTAGCCTTGTGATAACGTCCTGAAATAATGGTTGCATTATCCCAATTTTCATCCCAAAAGAACATAATGCCTTTTGGCTCTATGAAATAATGATCGTTACCAATAGAATCGTCATAAGAAACGCTAAGAATGGAATCTGCTATAAACCACTGCATGTAGTTACTATCATCCCTCAATGCAGCGATAGCCAGGAAAAGTTCCTCGTTCGTTCCGCAATCAATACCATTACAGTCGTTGAGCGATTTTATATCATTAACCCAATTATCGCTACATTCGAGATTGTCGTATTCTATTGGGAAGAGCATTTTATATCCAATCTCTTCCAGCTTTTTTCTAAGTGCTTCGGTATTCTTTCTTATAAAACACGGTGTTGTAAATCCCATAGTTATTCCTCCTTTCCAACTTTAACATATCCGTTTTCAATACACCAACACAACATTTCATAAGCTGCATCCAATAGATCTTCTGCTATTTTAAAAACAAATGGTTTACATATACCTATTTGATAACTTATGCACCAAGGTCCAGCAAAAGTAGGTTCAATGTGCAGCTTATATTTTGTACCAAAGTCATTTATGTATTTCGGTAACTTGCCGAGAATGTCCTGTAAGGTGTAAGCAGGATATACATGTTCTTCACTAAATAGGCTTTCACTCCAAACCGATAATTCCCAAACTGAAATGGGTTTTCCATCAAGTATTTGTTGACACCACAAAAGCATACTTGTATTTCTTAATTCAAGCCCAATCTTCTGCAAATACTTCACTTGTCCAACTAATAACACCTGTTTCATTTCTTTTCCTCCTCTATTTTAATATCCGTTACCTTACCACGATTGACAAAACAGAAACAACCCATCGCATCACATAGATATGTTTTATGCTTCATCTCACACTCATCGCATTCCTTACGCAATGAACATTTAGTGCAATCAGAACTCGCACAGGACGCATCAATCAGTTTAACCATTTCATGCAACACTCCGTCTATTATTATTCCGTTCTTTACTTCCATAATTATTTTCTTCTATACGTTTCGCAATCTGCTTGTCTATACACCCATCATCTTTTATCCATTAATTGCTTCATTTAACTTTTCCTCAAACTCCGCAATGATACAGTCTGCATCACCGCCATGTACCCAATTGTCCAGTACAGACGAAAGAACTTCAACTGCCTTTCTAGATGTTTCGTCAACTGCCATATTGATCGCTTGATTCACTTCCTCTAACGTAAATATACTCATAATTATTCCTCCTTCTTTTTAAGGCTTATATCAATTGACAACCTATCAACAATTTCCTCCTTAATTATCTCCCTACACAAATTTCTTATCATAAGGTAATTACCGTTTTTCTTTATCTCGTCAGAAACCATACAACGAATCCACCTCTCTATATTAACATCGTCCCCATAGGTGTTACGGAAGATACGTTTAACTTCCTCTTTCACGATTGGAACTATTATATCCTTTATATCCTCTTTAGTCAACTTTAATTCGTTGTGGATATAGTTCTTTACTTCTCTGTATCTATATTTACTCATAATACTTAAACCTCCACTTTTGTATAATTACTAAATTTACAATAAAGATATTTTCTTGAAAGCCATCCTTCTAATGAATATTTATTGTTGATATATTTACAATATGTTTCCCATTTGTCCTTACGAACAATTTCATACATTACACCTTTGTACGTGAACAAATCTCCTTCTTGCAAATTTGAAATCTTAACTGTTTTCATATCAATCACCGTTTAAAACATACAACAACCCTCTTGCTTTCCTATAAGTATCAAAACCTTTTACATTCACCCATTCAGACGAAAGACATTCGTCTTTTCTGACTTGTACACAATACACGACTATCGGAATACAGCCGTTATGCCTTATTTCTTTCACAATCCTATATCTTTCCATATTAGCCCCCTTTCTCCTTAATCCGTTCAAGCACATCCCTGTTGGATTCGAGTATTTCATCGAAAGAGGGAATAGGAAGCCAGGCTTTTATTACGCCTTCATCGTAAAATAGATGAGGATAATCTCTAGTTGACGTAAACTTATTCCATCTTTCAAAGAAATAAACTTTCTCAACGACATCACCGTCAGTAACAAAGTAATACCCATCCTTTTCCGGCAACCGTTCCTTAACACTTATCCAAGGAGATTGCTTTGACTGCCATTCGGCACCTTGAACGAAATTCATCTCTCCAAACTTTGCCAAATCTTTACCGATCAAAGTTCTATCAACTGTCCTATGATTAAACAGGATATTTTTCCTTGCCGCTTCTTCTACTGTATGTTTCATATATTCCTTTATCATAATTCGTCAAACTCTTTTTGTAATTCTTTTATCTTACTATCCAAAGCATACAGATATAACTGAAAGAAATTCTTACCAAAAATTTCTTCCTTTAATGGTACATCATTGTGCATCCTGTTGTATGTAAATATCAATCCACCACCATATTTTATGTTAGAATTTTCAAGTGCCATCTTATGATCTTTGTATTCCTCTATTTTATTGTTGAGTTCTATTGCTTTGTTGAATTTATCTTTATCCATATTTCTCCTTTCCATCTATCCTAGCAGCATATACATTGCTACTAGGAATAGGTAATAAATTGTTGTTTTACTCATTACTATATTGATTTACACTAATTCAATTATATCCTTCTTTAAATTAACAAATAAAGGTATTGCAGACATGCCCCCATTGTAATCCAACTGTCTTAAAGATGGGACAACCTCTCCGTTATCATCAATTTCATAATCTGCGATATAGGCTAACTTCTTTGCTTCGGGAACCAATATCCTTTCATTGTTCCTTTCATGAGCCATGACCGTTATACAGACCTTGCTTCCAACAGGAAATCCTTGGTTGGATTCAATGTATTCCTTTTCCAACTGAATTTTCTGATTCTTCAATTCCCTTATTTTTGAATCAATATCATTTTTCTTTGTCTGAAATTCTTCTTTGTTCATTTTTATATTATTTTGAATTATTTTTTTTTATAACTACCGCCATTGTACTAACAGAAGTGCCACTCTCTTTAAACTCGCCTGCGCTGATTTCAAACACTTCTCCATGTACTTCTTTCAGCCAGTTGCGGAAATCAATACATTTCTTTTCCGAAGCGAATTTCCAGTGTTGACTGGTTATTGCTGCAAGCGTGCCGCCTTCTTCCAATCGATCATACATAAGCCTGACATGCTCTATATCCTGATTACCGGAAAACGGAGGATTTGCAATTATCTTAGTATAACTACCTACACTGTCTTTGGTAAAATCTTCATCAAGCAATATTACGTTGCTAAGGGTGTGAAGAAATTCTCTGTTTTCCGGCATCAGCTCATAACATTCAACCATTACAGAAGGACAAGCCCGGTGGATTGCTTTTATAAGCGCGCCACGCCCGGCACTCGGTTCCAGTACCGTATCATCCTCATGTATCCCTCCGGCAAGCATAATCAGCCAGTCGGCAACATCAGACGGAGTTTCAAAAAACTGGTAATCCTGCTGTAGGTTGCACCGTTTACCCTCTTTCAGTATGGAAAACACACGTTCCGGATTAAACGGGAACGTAAAACCCTGTATTTTCCCACCTTGCCATGAGCCTCCGGCTTCTTCTATCCACTTCTTTGCTTCAGCATATGATTTTTTATTGAATTGAACTTGAGGAAGTTTGAGGATATTGTTCTCAAGAGTACAATGTTTCAGTATTTCTTCCACATTCCATTTTTTGCCTTCGTCAGCCTGTTTTTTCTTTTCCTCCGTTGAAGCGTCCGGCGCTAAAAGTGAAGATATTTTTTGAACAACCGTATTGCTCGCATTCACGAAGGTATTGACACAGGATAGCGCTTCCATGAGAAATTTTGTATCAACATGTCCGGTCTCGTCATAGACGTCTATCCCTTCGGTCATGGATGACAGTTCATTGAGCTGCGCTACACTACCATGTAACGTTTCGATTAAAATCTTTTTTTTGTTCGTCATAACTTTTCTGTAAATAAATTCTAGTTGTGTCTACACTCCCATGACCTAAAAGGTCAGCCAGTTGAATAACATCTTTGTTTTTTTTCAGGAACATTTTAGCAAAGAAATGGCGAAAGGCGTGTGCGTGCATCTTCCTTGGATCAATGCCGCAATGTTTCCCCCATGCTTTCAAGTGCTGGGAAAAGCCTCTCTGGGTCAACGGTCCGAATCTCCCTACCGCAAAAAGCCCGGTCTTACCATGTTCCTTAGCATAGGCTTTCGCTTCTTGCTGCAATTGCTTTTGGAAGAAAAAACGTCTGTACTTGTTACCCTTTCCTTTTAATGTCACTTCCCCGGATATGATGTCTTCCCACGTAAACTGCTGGAATTCCGACAGACGGGCGCCCGTTGTTCCCAAAACCTTAATAAAGAAATAGTAATCCTTATTGTTTTTTGCCTTGAGATATTCCAACAGCCGGTTATATTCCTCCTCGGTCGGCACATTGTTCACATCAAGTTTGCGCTTTATTTTGGGACGCTTCAGTTCTATAGGCTTCTTTAGCCATTTAGAAAATCTTTCGATTGCTGTAATCCGCAAACGGATGGTAGCGGGAGATAATTTTTCTTCTTCAAGACTTTTTATAAACCTCCTGCAATTATCCATGTTTACCTCATTGGCGTATTCGAAATACTTCTTCATGGATGTATAATAGATATAAACTGTATGAGAAGAGTAATCATTGTTGTCAGTCAGCCATATAATGAAATCATTAAGTTGTTTCTTGTTCTTATCCGAAATGACATCAAGTTTTTCCAAAGGTTTCACCGCCTTTTCCCTTTTTCCATATCCGATGTTGAGATAGGATAATAGATCGCATATAGCTGAACACATTAGCGAATGACGCACCATGACATCTGCATTTTCACGCTTGTAATTCAAATAACCACGGCGGTTCACTTCTTTGGTCATCTCTAAAAAATCCGTGACATGCTTGATATATTTCCCGACAGTATCATAAGTCCTGCCTGTTGTGTATAAGTAAGAAATATAATCAGTTAATATCTTCTGCCTATCATTATTCATAATCTTGTTTAATTAAATTATACCAATCATTGCTATCTTCAAAAAAACATCTGTATCCATTAGCCGTATGTTTGCCTCTCACTTTCCGACATATAGCACTGATCAGAGAAGGAGCCACGCCAATCATCTTACCAGCCATTTGTATCGAAGGGAATACTCCACATAATTTCTCATCCTTTATCAAAACAACGCTCTTTTTATTCATGCCTGCACCAGTCTTATGCCAAGCCCCACGTCCTTTAGACAGATTTTTTATACTTCTGGCCTTGGAACGTTTTGAATGATAAACCATTTTACGACCCTTGTTGCGAGAAACACAACCCTTTAAAAATCGTCCGGTAATAAAGTCTCTCTCAAATCGCTCAGGCGGTATATATAATTCACTCATATCTAATCAGTTTTAAATATTAATCTTTTTCGATGAAAGTGTTAGTCGTGTTTATCACACCAGCAGAATCAACGCTCTTACCATCCCGGATAAACACTTTTTCTCGCATTAACTCTTCATAGTCATATAGTGACATTCCGATTACACACACACGACCATCAACATACAATTTACATTTCATTAATTCAGTTTCTTCTATCGGACCGATAACATCTATTTGAATTGTTCTTTTATTCATAATTCATTCCTTTCTATACCGTTATTAGTTAATTGGCAGTTTCATAAAACACATCCACATAGTCTTTCCATGTCTTCCAGTAGTATGGCCGAAGAGTGGTTGCCGATTGATGGCACTCAATACTTCCCTAACTGTTATCTGATCCTCATTCCATTTGAAAATCAGAACTCCGTAGTCATCCAGAACACGAAAGCATTCATCAATTCCCTTTTTTATCACCCTTGGCCAATCTTCAGGAAGTTTACCATACTTCTTGGCTAACCAACTATTTTTACCAACCTTTAGCAAATGGGGTGGATCAAACACTACCAGTTTAAAGGATTTATCCAAAAACGGCATATCGGTAAAGTCCGATACGATGTCTGGGTGGACTTTCAGATTTCGCCCATCACAAAGAATGTATTCTTCGTCCCTAATGTCAGCAAACAAAGCCAAAGGGTTTTCTTTGTCAAACCAAAACATCCTACTGCCACAACAGGCATCTAATATTATTTTTGTTTCACTCATTTCTTTCCTGATTTGAATTAATAATTTGGAATTAGTTGATAGGAGATGCGGTTTCGGTAAGGTTGTCTAAATCTCTCAAGAAAACTACTACATCTTGGATAACGGGTACTCCATTCAAAGCCGAAGTGGTCAGATTGATACTATAAATATCAATACTTGGATATTTATCGGTAAGTAGCTTATTTAGTAGCGCAATAGATTTGTCATTGTAGATAACCATCCTATCTTCTATCTCAAAACCTAACCGAGACAAGTATTCTTCTTTCTTTTCTTCTCCTGCCTTTGAAACACGGGAAGCGAAAACCATTCCACTCAATGAGATTTTTGCAACGTATTCTCCAAAATAAAAGTCACTAACATGCCCAAATCCATATTCAGTCCACCAATTTCTAAATGATGATACCATAATTTTCAAACGTTCTCTAACATCTTCGTTTGAAACCTTCTCCCCAAGCTGATGACGTAATTTTCGATTTTCATCATTCAATGAGCGGATTTGTTCAGTTAATTTCTTTTGTTTCTCTGCAAGTACACCTTCATATCCCATTCGGGTAAGAAACCTATTCACATTGTGGTCTGTCAGAGAAAGGATGTTTTCTTTCATTCCTTCGGTGAGCTGCCCTTTTTCGAGCATCGTTATAGCCAATCCTAAATTTTGCTGAATTTCTTTATATTGCTTTTTCAATTCAGTTATCAGTTCTCCGTTAGAATCTTCTACAATAGCTGGCTTATCTTGCCTGTTAAAATCAAGCTGTCTTTCTTTCATTTCTATCTTGTTTTGAGCTTTTCAGACTACATCATTAATACTAATTTCTCCTTTCAATACTCGTTCTACCTGCCGGTCAAGTAATTCTTGAAATTCTATTTGGCATATAAGAGAGCAATCCGGTATCATCTCTTCCGGCATTTCTCCACGGTTAGGAGAAAGCTCATCAAGAAATATTTTTCCAGATTGGTCTTTCAGACACGTTGCTCCTACTTCTCGTTCAATTTTAGCCATCCGATCAAACACATTCGGGAAATCCTTCCGTATCTTATTCCAGTAGCCCATTCCACCTTTGACACAACCGATACAATTATTGTTATTGTAACCCATCTTGTACATGGCAGGGATTTCAATGCCAGCTTTCCAAAGCATTCCCATTGCATCTTGCTTGGTTATCTGTCGCTCGATAAGTGGGAACAACGGCTTTGTATCAGGATATTGCTGTTTAAAGCGGACAGCACGGTTTATTTCTTTCGGGTCAAAGTCGAATCCCCAGACTTGACCGTCCCAATTTCCCAACTCTTTTTCCAGCTTGTAACGGACTTGTTTCTTTAATTCGAATGTGCAAGCTGCACCAGTAGGACCATTAATAAATCTTTTCTTAGCCAACACATCCTCTACGTTAAGATACTTATCGCTGCGAATGGTATGAATTGGCCGCCCGTACCATCTCTCGCAATCTGAGATAAATCGGACATTATCTGGATGCCCGGAACCTGTTTCGATATAATAGAGTTGTACATCGTTATACAAGTTCAATGCTATCTTACAAGCTACTGCGGATGTTACACCGCAAGAAAACCATGCTATTATCATTTGATTCCTTTCTAATCAATTTTACACCTTTCTTAAATCCTTCAATAAAAGCATCTGAGCAAACCCTTTGTATTTCGGGTAAACAAACACCTCTACTTCGATTTAGAGGACACGTAGCGCAAGCCTGGCTTCGTCCGTTGGCTTGCTTTGCTGCTTTAGTTATTCCTTTCATAATTTCGACAACCATTGTTCATAAATACGTGTGGCTATCTGAGCCATCATTACGGGTGGTACTGACATTCCGCATAAATATTCAAGTTCATTTTGATTTTTAGTCTTATAATCAAGTGGGAATGTTGATATTTTTAGTATCTCATTTTTACTGAGAAATTTAGGCTCCTTTTCTGTCATCATGGTTCCGTGTCCTCCTATAAAAGTGGGGGGTACACAATCCTCTTTTAATAGTTTATAATTGAAAAAGCCTCTTTTCCCACGTAGTTTTATACAAGCACTTGCCAAGTCATAATCTTTAGGTTCGTGGGCATCCCATAATTCACGTAATTTTGGAGAATTAATTTCCTTGCCTTGATAATCTGAAAATTCACCATAAATAATAGGCTCTTCTTTAAAATCCATGTTAATATATGGCTCCATGTTAAACAGATTAGATACATTCAAAAAATTGATCCCTAAATCATGTCTAATGCAAATAAAGAAGATCCGTTCTCTTTTCTGAGGAACACCCATCTTTGACGCATCAAGAAGGAAATGCTGACAATAATAGCCAGCGTTATCAAAATCTTTATATATGCGCCTAACATAGTCTATTGCACTTCCCATAAGTAAACCTTTCACATTTTCGGCTACTACAACTTTTGGTTGCAATACCTTTGCTAAAGCTATGAAATCAAAGAAAAGCGTATCAAGAACTTGTGCAGATTGTCCTTCTCTGAATTTCTTTTCTTTACCCCAAGCATCCTCACGAGAGCCAGATATACTAAATGTACTACAAGGTGGTGAACCGTCTAATATTTCCAAGTTGTACAACTCTTCGGGAAGATCTTCTCTATGTAATAAATTGCGAATATCTTCTAAGAAAGTATATTGAGGGTTATGGTTTTCAATGTAGCATTTCATCATTTTGGGATCTATTTCATTGCAGCCAATTACATCAAATCCGGCTAACTTGTAACCCATTGTAGAGCCACCACCACACGCAAAGCAAGAAAACACTTTGCCTTTATCTTTCGTGAATTTGGCTTCTGAAAGCCTCCAATTATAGGGGAATTTATGTTTTTGCATTTCCATATAAATTAAAATGGTAAATCACTTTCACCAGGTCTGCAATCCTCAATTTTGTATTGAGTATCTTCAACTGATTTTATAGTACACAAAACGTATGCTTTCTTTTTTAAAAGAGTTGCAAGCCTTTTCGCTTCTTTTTCCGCACTATCCAAGCTGTCATGTTTGCAAGCTGGGGTAGCACACCCTTCCACAAATACCATGTAAAATGTATTCATATTCGTTCCTGTTTTGAACCATTTTCCTGATGTCAGGTAAATGGTAATTATTCGCAATTAAATTCTTATTGTAATATCAGCAAGCTGTTAATCAACTTCCACTAACTCACCGTTTTCCAGTCTATACCATGTATCAGCCTTGACAACCTCACCATCAACTACTACAGCCTTCCAATCAACAATATCATACGTATCATCCCTTTCCTCAGCTATGACCAAAATTGCACCTATTCCGCCTTTTACCTGAACATTTTTCCCTCTTGCTACTGACAAACCATTAGATCCTGTTGAAGCCTTCCCTCTTGCCGTGGCAGCACCTCTATCACCAGCCGTGGCAGCACCTCTATAACCAGCCGTGGCAGCACCTCTATCACCAGCCGTGGCAGCACCACAATCACCAGCCGTGGCAGCACCTCCATCACCAGCCGTGGCAGCACCTCTATCACCAGCCGTGGCAGCACCACAATTACCAGCCATGGCAACACCTCTATAACCAGCCGTGGCAGCACCTCTATCACCAGCCGTGGCAACACCTCTATCACCAGCCGTGGCAGCACCACAATCACCAGCCGTGGCAACACCTCTATAACCAGTCATAGCAGGTTTTCCCGGTTCCGCATTATACTCGTTAGTACAGCGTTCCTTGACATAAGATACAGCTGCTTTCACAAGCCCCCTTATATCAAGCTCAGCACCTATTCTTATTTTTGAAGAACAAACCTTGTCACTTTCTGAATCGTCTATTTTACCACTCTGCTCAACCTCACAAAACCTTGACCCGGCTGGCGCATAGTAACCAAAAACATCCAGAGGATAAGGACACGCATGAAAACCTTTTTCACATGCCTTTATGTCGCCTGTTTCTTCATACTCCTTACCTACCTCATACTTAAATCCTCTACAAGATAAATCCTTATCAAATGCTTTATAAGCCTTTATTTTCTGTTCCATGATATTGTTTATTTTTCGTTATTTTGATATTGCGATAATTTTTTGTTTAAAGATCGGGCATTCTCTTCTGCCCAACAGGTGTATTCCATGAAGCCTGTAGCATGGCTTTTCGGGAATCGAATCGTATTTACGGTATATGGCACAACGGCGGCAGATGCGATGTATATTGTATTTACCTTTTACACCGTAACATACCACAGGATAACCGTCAGCAGTTTTCATGATTTTCTAAACAAATGGCTGAACGCATTATCCAAATCCAAGTCTAGATTCAGTTTGGACGGGAAAGATTTAATGTATTCGTACATCTTATAAGCGAGGTTGTCATCATCACCGCATCTGTCAATCAGTGTGAGCAACATGGCGTTCACCATGTCAGAATCATTGCCGAAGTTTTCCTGAGTGGATTCGCTGCAATGATTCACATCACTTTTCAATCTCTTTATCGCGGCTATGGCTGTGTTGAAGTTTCTTTTTGAATCGTGCCGCAATTCAAAGCCTTCCTTCTTGTATTGCTGCTGCATTTCTAGAAGGTTGGTTTCTAAAACGTCCGTGAGGACAAATACGATATTGGTTATCGTATTAAGTTTGTCTGTTCCTTGCATGATCGTGTATTTTTTTAACAATTATTCTATTTGATACAAGCTATTTTAAAGCCGTACAATGAATTTTACTACATGAAAGCATCAACTACAGGCTTTCTTGTTGAAATTCTTGTCACAGGGCTGGGAATGCGGCCTATCGTCCTCTTTCTTCGCCCTATCAATCCATCTTTGAAACTTGGCAGCTACAAGAGGACAGTGGATGCGCAGGTTTCTGTCGCGTTCCGCTTCCCATTCACGTATCTTTGTCTGCATCTCGATATTCATAATTTTCTCCTATTTCGTTATAATTATTTCTTTTGAAAACTATTGCATATTTGCCCATATATGTCACAAGCACACACTCTATGCCCTTTAGCCTTACAATACGCAGAATTATCCCCAAAGTCCGAGGCATTCTTGCAATTCCGGCATTTGACATATACAATTCCCGGTTTTACTTTCTTTGGCATACTCATGGTGACATCAGCATTTTTCTGGCTTCCTCATCTCCGGATTCAGCCCGGCGTTTCAACTCTTGATATTCAGCATAAGAGATTCTGTTATTTCCACGCTCTTCTATTTCTTTTTCACGTTGGATTCTGTATTGTTCACGCTCATGCCGATCAATGTCAATCCTACGTTCCTTAACATACTCCAGAAGAGAGCATGAAATCTTCATCGGACCAATAGAACCATAAAATTGCCCATATTTCCCTAATTTGAATCTGGATATGAAGTTGCATATTTCAGCCAAATTCATCCAATAGTATTCACCTAGGACAAGAATACAAAGTTCATCCAGTTGTGTGTCGGTTATACCCTTTCCCTGCTCGGCGTAATCGTTAAGGCTGTCAAACTGTACTTTCAGCCACCTAAGTGCGTTGTCTTCACCATACACAGAACGGATGTTTGCAAGCGAAGGTATGTTATCATTCAAGGCAATATCCGCAAGTGTAAGATTTGATTTTGCCAGCTTGCCTTGCAAATCAGGATTGTAATCAACCGCCATCCGGGATGGTGTTGGGTATTTCTCCAGTAGAGCCAACTGCTTTTCGTTTAGCTTCTTGTTCTGCAAGGAATTTTGCATCCGCTTCTGCGAACTCAGCCATGAGTCTAGATTTTCTCCGCTCAGAATCAATTCGCTTCTGCTCGTAGATGTCTGTATTTTGTCTTGCTCCATAATTTTTTAATTCAAATAATCCCGCATAATTACTTGCAATCGACTGCTCAACCACAAGCCTTGCTTTATTGCAATCATTTCCACTCAATGTTAGCAATCGGTTGTAGCACATTTTTAGGGATTTTTCCGATTTATAGTTTTCTTTTCTTTCTCTCTTGTATTCAAGCCATTCCTTGAATATGCCCTTAAAATCTTCCGAAACAAAAGACAAATCAACTTCCTTGTTTTGGGGAATTGTTTTCTTATCTCCGTTAGGAGATTCTTTATCTATATCATTTTCATTATCATTTTCATTAAGCTTGTTTTGGGTTGTTTGGGTTGAGTTTAACCCACTGGGTTGTTTGGGTTGTTTTGATTTGGCATTGCAATTCCCTATAGGAGCACCACCTTTACGCCCGTTGTTTCGGTTTCTCTCGACAATGCCATGATATTTAGTTTCGTCTATCTCAAATTGATTGATGAAAAAACCCAATGCCATATCAATGTCCTCCTCTACCGTAACCTCCTCGCCAAGTTGATACTTGAAAATTGCACGAAATAATCGCCCAAGCTGTTTGTCTGATAATCTTGATATAGGTTTGTAGAAAGATTTATATATGATAAAACTATCCTTTGTCATTGCTTAATCTTTTAGGTGTTCTGTTAAGGTTTCCAATTGCCCAATGATATATGGTTTGACATCATCGCTGCAATTGACAACGAAGTCAATAATCTGTTCTGACAACTTATGCCATTCGTTTAATTCGTTTTGTTCCATAAACAGTTTAGTATTATAATTCAACTTCCTCAATTATAAATTCTATCCTTGGATTAAGCTTATCAATCAGCTTTCGTGCATTAATCTCCATACATTGCCGATCGTTCTTTATCGCCTTGCATCCTTGTAGACAGTCAAGTAAAATTTTGAAAGCATTATCAAGATCAGGACGCAAATTTTCGTGATACACATCCACTGTTAGTTTAAAGAAACCTTTTATATTCTTGCCCCTTAATCCACATTGTGCGTAGAAAGTTTGTTCATACTTTTTAAGTACATTCTGTTTTGCTAAAGAACCGTGCCCGTATAATGCTACTATCTTGTAACAATTCGACTTTGAAGGGATTTTTCCCCTTATAATTTGTTTATCGTATATCATAATCCAAAATATCTATTTGCCGCCAGCTCATCGTGTTGACGGATTGTTTCTACTATTTCCTTTTGCTGTTTACGGAAATAACGGTCATTGTCATACCTGCTATGGCATTCAGGACAGCCAATTCGCAAGTTCCATTCTTCCGTAATGTATTCAGGATAAAGTGATCTAGGTAACAGGTGCATCAACTGTGGTGTGGATGTATATTTGTGGCAAATACAGCAATACTGCGGTAGATCCCTTTTTATCCTTGCAAGTTTACGGTTTATTGTACTTTGTTTTTTTGCTTATATGTTTCATTCCAATTAAAAGCCCTGAAGCGTATTCTCCAGGGCACAACCATTATTTATTAATCCATGCCATTTAGTGTGGCTCACATTTATGAGGGATAAGCAGGAGTCGAACCTACACAAGTATCGTCTGATTTCTCGCTTTCGTCCGTAGATTGGCTATCCTACGATCTTTAAACTACTCAACAAATGTATTACTCTCAGCTACGGTCTTGATGACTTCCATTTCTATGTACACTTGAAATTTCCATTCATTAGTCTTAGCACCCTATGACCATTTTATCCCATATTTGCCCACCCTATCTTCACAGACCGAGCAGGCATGTAAACAAATACACTTAATCAAAATTAAAATTATCCTCACCGTTAGGTTCTTCGTCCGGCATATCATTACCGAAATCCATCGGTATGAACCAATCTGAAATAAACTCTTCCATAACTAAATCAAATCAATTATTTTGGTTTTAACAATTGCATCCAATCTCATATCAGACAAACCTTGTGAAAGGTGTTGTTCCATCAAAGTGTTTGCCTCCTTTAAATCCTTTGCACAAACCAAATTATAGTATTTCAATTCTTTCTCATTGCCGTTCTCATCAATCTGAGTATCTACAATGGTAGCCTTGAAGAATGGCTTGTCTTCTGTCTTTTCGTTGATTATCTCAATGATGTTTGAACGTGAAATGGAGAAGACATCAGATTCCATATTATCGGATGCGTACTGTTCGATCCCTTTGGCTTCCGCTTCTGCAAAAAGTGAGCAGTCTGTAATGAAGTGTTCTTTTACTTCTTTTTCAAGACCGTCCTTGTTAGGTTTCATCACCTTTAACTTTACCTCGTAATACATATTATTCCTCCTTTGTCTTATTACGTTCCTTAATCATTGCATCGGCAAACTGATATGCTATATCTGCTGTACTCTGTGTGTTAAAGTTACATACACTTTTTTCCGCATAAGGGTTGAACAATGTTACAACTCTGTTCCATAAAGTTCTCCTGCGCTTTGCTGTCATCATCATGCACTTCATTGCTTCAAGCGCAATATGATCCCGCGAAATATTCGATTCCATAATTTTATTACTTTAATTGATTAATAACTTGTCTTTTGATTTTCTTGTACAACTTCCCGACAAAACGTCCATGCTTCTCTGTTCCGTCATCGGGCAACTCGTTTTTATAAATATGAAGAAGTAACTGGATGAGAAGCACTTCTTGTCTTGTCAAAGTAAGTTTCATGATAATAACTTAAAGGAGCGATTCTATATCGCAAAGTTCAGCATATATCAACATCAGCCATACTATTATTTGTAACAGGATAGCCATATAATTATCACTGTCATTCTTGTAAAACAATATCAAGAAAGATATTGCCATAATGATAAAGGCACTAATTCGTATAATCATTGTTTCAGATATGAAATTTGTTTTGTTCGACCTCTATCTCCATCAACTGAATCAAACGTTCTTCGTCTGGAGATGGGATATATATGCCACATTGGGCACTCGCGAAATTCCGAAACCGCTCAATAGTTAGGCTCATCTCCGCGCTGTCAAGATCAGAAGAACTTCGTAGATACTTTATCCGACCCAAAAACTTGTCTTCTCTCTCACGGACGAAAGTGTCTTTGTTGCAGAGAATCTTGTAGTAGTTCCGCTTTACATATTCCATCGTTTCACCAATCTGGCACCCAAAGTAGGAAAGGCATATATGGAGATACTTGTTCTGGCTCAATGACCTTTGGGGTTTCTTCTCAGTCAGTTCAAATACCTTCTGTTCCTTTATCAGTTTCTCCAGCTTCGCTCTTGCCTGCTGGACGTGGAGAGGATTAGAGCCATCGTACTTCATCAGAAGGGCAAATCTAGATCATTATCCGACACGCTAGGAGCATTATTTATATCCTCTGGGGTGGGTGATGTATTCTGAGGTATAAACTCTTTGAGGTCCCCGCAGATATAGTTCCTTCCTTCTACCCGTTCCTCCTTTTTAGGGGAACAAGTGATGAAATGCGTATGCCCAAACTGGGATTTCTCTTTGCGTTCGATAACAGCCACATTCACATAGATTCTTTCAACTCCATCTTTACACTTAATTTTCTTCATCTGCTCACGAGGTATATCAGAGAGACAGATAGAACCACTTAAAATTGCCATAATTATATTGTTTTTAATGTTACACTTCCAACTACTGGAATCTCTCTTAAATATTTCTTATACAAATCAGGATAATCTTTCTCAAACGCCTTCTTGTCGAAATCCTTTCTGATAGTATCCTTTTTGCGAGTAAATGATATGATATCACCTTTCCAACTATATTCACCGGCTTCTACCATAGCCATCATAACGCCATCAGTTATTTCTTTCTTTTTATCAGACCAGTATTTTGCCTGTGACACAATTTCCTGTATTGTCCTCTCCATCTTTCGGTACTCGTCAGGAAGAGTAACAGGGGATATGGAATAGGGATTCACAAACTGTCTGCCTTCCGAATCACATTTCAACAGATTTATTACAATTTCTGATGGTATTCTCTCGACTTCCACTATCTCATGGTTTTTACCTCTCAACCATATACCTATAAGCCTTACCGCATTGCATCCCGGATTCTGCAACTCAAAAAGGTATGCATATATACTCAACTGCCATCTTACAGATTCCTTGTCAAGCACGTAAGTGGTCTTTATATCACCTAAAGTAAAATCCGTATCATTTTCGCGATAAACCTTATCGATACAGCTTGCATAGTGCTCATTGTCAGATACAAGATATTCGGAACATTCGTACCTCAATCCCCAATCATCTTTCAGTTCCTTATATCCTTGTGCTTCATCGCTGTCATGAGTTATCCCAATATCATCGACAAGTTCGCATATACTGTGGATCATAGTACCTCTTTCAGCCGCTTTCCTTAACACGTCTTCGGGAACATCACGGTATTTATCGGGGAAAAGCTGTCTGCCTATCACGGAAGTAATACCGCTTAGTTCCTTATCCCCTAGCATATAAGTATGTTCATCGGGATTGAAAACGACTTGTGATTTGATTAGTTTCATTTCAGTTCTCCTTTCCTTCTTGTCACCGCTTCAACAAAACGTTTGTCACTCTGTAATTCCTTATAATTTCCCCATACTACCTGTAATGTCTCGATTGACAGGCTTGATCTTACTTCCTGCAATGCCATCGCAAGGAAATCCGTTTCCTCAGGTGTTGTACTATCAGGGTCCTTTTGCTCTTCTGTAGGAATCAGGAACAATTGAAGCAAAGAATATTTCAACGCTATGCTCATTGCTTTATTCATTCCTTTATCGCCTGCGTCCATTGCTTCACCCACATTTACAGTTTCCACAAAGCTGCCATCAGTGGTCATATACCTAAACTTTATCGTAGCCCTTGTAAATGTGTTCGTACCGCCGGATTTCGTTATCCTGTTCTCCGTTGTGAAGTTCTGCACTTCCTGTAGTATGAACACCTCATTTTTTGAGAATAATTCATGAAGTTCGTTCATAACGTTGTCAATCCCACGGAATTTGAATCCCTGTTGCTGGTTCTTCTCCGATTTGGTGATAGCCTTTGTCTCTTTAAGGATATTGGCTATCTTACTGTATATTAACTGTTCACTCATTATAAAATTATTATTTACCAACACAAAAAAGGCAGGTCCGCAGTCCTTACAAAGTTCCGCTTCCTGCCATGATATCTTTCCACTTCTTCAAGTTCGTTTTCTAGAGAATCGATTTCTTCATTAAGCAAGGATATATACTTGCCCTTACATTCAGCATTGAATGTGAGCCTTATCGATTCCTCACTCATTGACTGGACTATATCAAGCTCTGAATAAAGCTTTTCCAATTCATCGCTTATCTGGCTTATAGTTCTCATACCTTTTCAAGAAATTGGATCGGCAATGAGCATACACCTTTCATATTAGGATATTTGACATCAGCATATCCGTTAGCGATATAAACTATTGTACCTGTCAACGTATCACCTATCTCACGTACTTTATCACCTTTCTTCATAAACATTTTATTTTAAGTTCAACTTTAACCGGAGGATTCTCCATCCTGGAAAATCCGTCAAGAATTTGCTCTTTAAGAAGTTTTGGAGGTCTGTCAGTAATCTTACTATCCAATACAGACAGTTCCTCACGTTCACCGTCATAAAACACAAGCGTTACGCCTTGAACTATATATGGATTCATGGCAGTTCGGTATAAGTAAGATTTACACCAATGCAGTCATGTGTCGCACGGATACTGTTACGGTATTTCTCCAAATCATCCACCATAACAGGCATGAACAATTTTACTGTATCCCTGCCACCACTGGCATACACAAGCTGGTAACTTGTTATTTGATATTTCTTTTCCATGATATTTATATTATTGCGGCAATGGTTTCCAAAAATTAATATCCCATGCCCGGTTAGTATTTCCACATATCCAAATGTTCTTCTTATGCTCACTATCGAATACCAACATCCCGGTATTCACAAATTTCCCGGAACTCTTCACAAGCACTCTTGTGTCCAATGGTGGAGGATCTTTTTCTGCATTCCTCCATTTCATGGATTCCAAAACAAATTGAGCACCTTTCTCAAAATCCACTGATGCTGTCTTTTTATGGGTAAGCCCTCGTATACCATCCGCATACTCCTTGGCTTTCATTTTTATAATATCTTTATTCATGATAACTTAACTTGTTTCCAATTAAAAAGCTCCTGCTATCTTCACAGACTACAGGAGCAAAACCTAAACGACTTAATCTATCACTTATGATAACTTACAGCCACCGTCAGCGGAATCGGACCGCCATACTATCCGTTAAATGAAAGTAGAGATTAGAACAGATAATTATTTATGTTTATTTCCTTAGACAGTACCAACCATGGACGGTGAAATTCCGTACCTATATTCACATACCGGCACGGACAGACAACATTAACTTTATGAAAATAACAAAAAAACTAGATGAAAAAATCATTCATATTCCTTTAACTCCTTATATGTCATTACCACCAATCTCACACAAAATAATGAGATAATAGAAAATATAATCACCGATACGGATTTTATAGGGCTTTCCGTAACTATCGCACCATAAATCATTCCTAAGGAACATAGTGTGGCAAATATAGACAGGATAAAATTAGCTGTTTTCATTATATTATTTTGGGGGAAGTTTACTGAACCACTGGTGGAAGCTCTTGTATTTGCTTCATAATGTTAGATACTTCATTCGCATCTACATAGCCGATTACATCATTTGTTATTGAAGTGTTATAGCAAATTCCATTATTATCAAGAACTGCAACCTCATAAGTATCAATACCATTGGAGTAGAACAAAGTGCCTTTTAATACACTTATTCCATATCCGTTCTCAAACTGCATTTTAGCATGCTTTGCGTTCATATATTCCTCACGGATGGAAGAAGGTAAGAGAAATGCATTTTTAGTCATTTCATGTTGTTTAAAAACCAAATCCTTGAATTGTTTTAGTTCGTTCATGTCATTTTAATTATGAGTTTGTTCCCCTCAACGGCTTAAACTGGTTGTTACCCCGAATCTTACGGGAGGGGATATATTAGACCTTCCGGCGGTACTTGTGCCCAACCAAGTTTACTTAATGCACTAAGGACAAATCGGTGCACCGAAAGTATGTTCAATCAATTATTATAGACCCTCAATACGTCACGGCATCCCTGCTGGTATTGACTCCTATAATCAGTCCGTTTGTCTGCATTATACGGCTTATGAGTTACACCATATAAGCATTTACAATGATGTGAAAGAACTTTAAGAAGCTCCCCTCAACGGCTTAAACCGGTTGTTACCCCGAATCTTACGGGAGGGAAGAAATTTATTTATCTGTTGAGATACAAGCCAATTGTTTCTTTAGATGACTTATACGATCACATTCGATATCACATATTTGGCTACCTTGTTTTTGGTTGTGGGGATAATGCTTGCATTTCCCATTTTGATAACAAGGACATAACTGTCGGTACACTTTCACAGCTCGTTCCTCTATTTCCTTGGATGCGATATTAACAGCCTCCAGTGCGTCAGCTTTAAAAATCAACGGTTCTACCGGATTACCAAGCTGGTAGCATTTATTATTTATAAAATCGGTTGCTTTGCTCATTTTTTATTTATCTAATAAGTATTTATTTACATCTTGTTTAGAGAAATACAACAGTTTACCCTTTTTAGTATATGGGATAGTACCATCATGAACGCGTTTTCTTAAAGCTCCTTGAGATATTCCTAGATATTCTGCGCATCTAGCAGAATTCATTACAGAATCATTCTGTTTTCCCGTCACTTCTGCAAATCTTTCCGTGAGCATATTCATTTCTGTTCTTGTCATCATAACCCTTGAATATTTATATTTTCACTCTGATAATGGATTCTGCACCACCATAATTCTTTATCGCCTCTTCCCTTATTCTTACTGCAAGTTCAGTGTTGATAATGTACTTTAATGCTCTGCGTACTGTTTCACCGCTAACCCCGAAATGAGATGCGATGTGTTTCTGTGCACCTTGTGGAACGATTATCCGTGGGATTTCTTTGGTTCTTCCTATTTTATTCATATATTTGTATATTAATTATTGCCGTTGCGAAATAAAACTGTATTCAGTTCGTTTTCACATTGCAAAGATAGTATCCATTAATGATACTACAAAAGATTAAAGTATCTTTTTATGATACTATTTGCTATTTATACATTATTCTAAATAACGCGATATATAAAATACTGAATATAAGAAAGATAAGATTACGCAATAAAAAAATGAGGTAATATGATTGACATTCAACATTCAAACGAACGCAACTTTTGTGGGGCTATAACTCCTAAGGAAAAGGATAAAATAATGAAAGCGATCCTTGATATGGCGGCTCATGAAAGAAAAACATTCTGTTTTACTCCTAATGATGTTCCCAATTTAAAAATTAATGGGAAACAATTTGAAATGGTGATTATGGACTTCTTTGAAAAAGGATACATAATAAAAGAAAATATTTCTCAATATTGGGATTGTAGTGATATATATCCTACTTGCAAGCTATATGAAATAGCCCAATTCGGAGGATTCAAAGCCGCGTATGAAATAAAGAAAGCTAATATTCAAAAAATGAGCTTGGAACTTGAACTAATGGGGAAAAAACTAGAAAGTGATTTCCCCGAAGAGGCTAACAAATGTATTGAGTTTGCACAAACAATCGCATCATTGTTTGTTTCGCTGAATAGTATAATTGGGATGATAGATACTACTCCCGAATAAGCCATACTCCAACTCCGTATAGATAGTACGGTTATCCGGAAAGCATTGACGGGTTTTGGTTTCATATAATATCTCGCCTGTTACCCTGTCTGTGATAGTCCTTATCCAATACTTATCCTTACGGAATAAAGATATATTCAAGCTGTAACGGAAGCCCGGATCTACACGAACCTCGTTTTCATTCATGTAGTCCACGACTTTAGTAATACAGTCGGAGATTTCGGGAGGGAATTTACCTTGCTCAGAAGCACCTAAAAGGAACTTTATTACATTCCCATCGCTTAGTTTGGAAATGTTTTGCAAAAGATCTGAATTGAACTCTTTATTCATAAATATAAAATTAAAAAAGAGAACCCACGTTACTGCAACCAACGCGAATCCTCTTTTGATATATTAAACACCATGTCAGGTAAGTTTAAACATTTGCACGTAACAGTTGCAGTGTTACAACGCAAATATAGTATCCTTTAATGATACTACCTAATAATATCTATATAATATGGATGCTTTTAACGTTTATACAAGTAGATTCTTAGAAGTTATAGATTCTCTAAAAATCAGTGACTATCAAGTATGGAACAATTTGGAATCATTGTCTAAAGGGACAATGTCTAAAATTAGATGTGGCAGAGTTGGGGTTTCAATGAATGTTTTATACGAATTTTGTAATAAATACAATGTTAATGCAAATTATATTCTTACAGGAGAGGGTGAGATGCTTAAATCTGAGCCAGCATCATCCGATTCAGAATCAAAAACTAATAAAACATCCGCACCGTACCAAATTGAAACAAAAAATATTAACATAGATTTACATGGAGAACAAATAGACAGCAAAAGGACCATCGAAGTCCTTATAAAAGTAATAGAAACATACCAAACACGTATGGATGATTTACTAAATGTTATCGAAGTGCTTAAAAATGAAAACACCGATTTGAAAGAACAGTTACAAAAACCAAATGTAAGCTAAACAAATGAACATCTTATCATGTTTTTTAAGGAGATTAAAAACCTTAGACATGAACAATGATATAATACACAAATTAGAAGACATTGCCATTAAGATGAACAACCAACATGATAGATTAGAAAGACTTCTTTTCGGGGTTGAGTTAAATCTAATTACATGCAATAAAATAGAGCCAGAAAAGAATAATATACATAAGACGATTAGTCTTAATAAAAAATAGATATTATGGAAATGTAATATGATACGTTATACAATCTTGTTAAAAATAGGTGGATTTTTTAACTTAAAAACGGAATTTGTCGGTATCACAAAAACATAAAAAAAGCCCTCTATAGGGCTCAGAAACGAGTTGAATATTTTTACCGTGTGATACCAATAGTAAAAAATAACGCTTAATCGGTTGATTATAAATAATTTGTTAGATTCCCGGTTTCGGCTCAAGGGGGGTCAAAATGCTCCCTTTTTTTATTTTACGTCAATAGGCTATAAATCAATATATTACAAACCTAATCGACTGATCTTCAACGTGTTTAAGTAATCTTACTGATGATTACTTCCGTTACTGTGCATTACTTATCATTACACTGTTGAACTATTTGTGATACCAATTTGTTCCTGGTATCACAGCTGGTATCACACTTGGTATCACATTTACCATAATTAACAAATTATAAACTAAAAAGAAACAGTATGGAAACATGGAAAATCAAGCCGGTATTCGACAGAAAAAAGAAAGCAACACCGGAGAAATCAGCTAAGGTTGAAATTGAAATTAAATTCTCACGTACAGAAAGGAAATGGATCTCAACAGACATTGAACTGTATTCAAACCAATGGGATGGAGAATTTGTGGTACGTCACGCTAAATTCAAACAATTAAATAAAGCAATAACCCAATATGTAAAAAAGTTTGATGATATTATCAAAAATATAAGAAAAGAAGGGAAAGACATCAATCTAAAAAACTTTAATATTTTTTATAACGAAAAACACGTAAAGTCTAAATCGTCATTTTTAGATTTCGCTTATGACGAGTTACAAAGAAGGGATCTTAAATGGTCAACCAAACGAGCGCACCTTATAGCACTGGAAGCTCTAAAACGCTCCGGAGTAATTAAAACATTTGACGATATCACTCCTGAAAATATAGCTTTATTTGACAGGTTTATAAGAAGAGAAGATCCAACAAGAGGACAGACAACAATACATGGATACCATAAGAGAATAAAACCTTATATTAATGAAGCGCTTCGGCTTGGACTTATCGAGGACACACCTTACAGGGTATTCAAAGATAAACATGGTAGATATAAAACAAGACAGCCTCTCACAATGGACGAACTGCAATCTATCCGCAATATAGAGTTGAATGATCGACAATTACAAAAAGTACGTGACCAGTTTATATTTCAATGCTATACCGGCTTATCATGGGTTGACTTATACATGTTTGATTATGACAGATGTACTGTAGAACATAACGGAGTTGCATATATAGACGGAGAACGTATCAAGACCGGAACCAAATTTTACACACCTATACTTACTCCAGCAATGGAAATATTAAAAAAATACGATTATAAATTTACAGTCCCTACTGTACAGTCATTTAACAGAAGCCTTAAAATCATAGCTGAACTTATCGGCTTAAAAAAGCCCTTAACCAGTCACATAGCCCGGCATACATTCGCTACCACTGTTGTTTTAGCAAATGACGTACCTATCGAAACGTTGTCTAAGATGCTAGGGCACACAAAGGTTTCAGTCACACAAGTTTATGCAAAAATTCTAAATAGTTCAGTAGAAAAACATGCGGAAAAATTAAACAGTATTATATAAATCCATCCGTTGTGCTTATGAGTTATCGCTTTTAGTTCATAGGCACAACGATATCACCCTTGCCAACACGACAAGAGGTATCAGTCTATAAATGAACCTCTCTATACGTTCCATCGCATCACAGCAAGTAAACGACAAAAATACCAGTGAGGCACATCATCAGCCTGTTCAAGCAATATGTTCAACTTATCTTCTTTCATATATAAACATAAAAAAAAACGGTAAAACCGTTGGGAATTACCGCTTAAAATTTATATAGTGTTTTCTATTTATGTTCTTCATTCACTTCATTCGATTTGTCATTTGCCAAAAAATGTCCCCGTAAAACAATTAATCCGAGTCCGATTATATTCACGGTTGTAGTAGAAAGAATAGTTATCATTATAGGATTTGGGATGCTTATACAAAAATAAGATTTAATCGCTGGTATTGATACATAACTTGCTAACACAATACATAGAACTATAAAAAGATATAAGGCAATCACTCTCAAAGACCACTTTTCAAGTCTTCTTCTTGCTTTTGTATTTTCAACTATACGATGTAGATGAATCAGCTCTTTGCTTTTTTTTATATTTCCATCGGTTGTTTCTGATTCCAATAAGGATTTAACTGTGTCAAGAATATTTAAATCTTTCTTTTTCTCTTTAAACGGCTCTGAAAAGAAGAATTTAATCCAATATGGAATATAATATCCTAAATGGATTAAATAGTGATACCATTTAATAGGTTTACCTTTCCCGAATATAGAATCAAAAATACTGGGTCCATCATTTGATCCATTCATTGTTTTATTCTATTTTTAGGTTCTATAAAATAGTTTTTAATCAATTCTTTGGGAATGGGTGTGTTCCATTTGTTTTGTCCACAAATATCCCCCTTGTCGTTTTTTATGTATAGCGTATCATACCAAGGAGAGCCTTCTTGATGCGACCATTGGGTTAAGGACAATGCACTCATATTATACATTGCATTAACCGCAGTTTTTACGAGTTCCAATGCCTTGGAATGTTTATTAAATTCGTATAATACGTCTTTGGGAAAAGAAGTAATAATCTCATCAGGATTTATTTTCTTATTTACAATAGGAAAGACCGGACCATAAGGCCATACTTTCGGAGAATCGTCTTTAAACAACAGGTTATTGGTCTCGGCATAGTACACACCATATACATAGAACAAAATCTTATTTATCTGAGTCTTGTTCAACCGAACCATATGCAACTTTTGGGCTGCATACTGAATCAATCGTGCGTAATCTGTACTTTTCAATTCCATATCATAAATATATAAAAATCCCATGAATATAACATATAAAATAAACTATATGTTTACCCATGAGAAAACAATCTTTGTAACACATTTAATTGTGTGTGCTATATTAATGTTGCAAATATATATAAAACCATTTATATAACAATAAACAATGGCAACCATTAACATTTGCAATGCAACTAATTGTTAATTTACAAATATACTATTTTAGCGGTAATTCCAACAAGTCAAAGAACGCTTCTGTTCGATTATTATTTTTCCAATCCTTTTCTGCAATGTTCACATAAGAACTTTTTGGCTACAGGAAACATCTTTTGACCGACATATCCACTGAGATATTGCGCTTCCTCTCCATAAGGATCAATCCCGAAAGCCTTGGAGATATGCCGGCACAAATGACCTTTTTCGTGGTCCCACGAATTTTGAAACTCTTCGGGGGTAGAGGTTAGTGAGATAACCATTACTGTCTCTCTTCTCCTGTAGTCCGAATAGGTTAGACCGGTATTCATTCTGCCTTCGGTCAGATTGCGATACGCACGCTTGAGGGAATCCCCCCTGCATCCTATACGGTACAGGTCCATAATGATCCGATCCGCCCAATAGGTGTGTACCGCATAATACACTTTGACGTGCCAGTCTCCATATTTCGGTATGTAGAACTCCTGAATAATCATATCACATCCGACCAGATTACAGGAATCCCTTTACCTATACAGGTGGCAAAGAACTCGTCAAACGCCCTGCAAGGATCGCCATCAATATCATCAAGGTAGCATTTTATATGCTTGCATAAGTGAGCCTCGTCAACCAATGATTTTTTATAGAAATCCGCTTTCAGCATGTTTGCGACATAAGCAACGTCATAACCCTTGTCGTGCTCAATGGTAATTCCGTTCGCTTTCAGCATATCGTCCACTTCATCTTTGCTCCACGGCTCCAGCTTTTTCTCTTTGCCCGTGGCTTCGTCTTTCACCTTCATTTTTGAAACGGCCCATTCATAAAGTTTCTTGCTGAAATGAAAGCCGTATGCTTCCAGATATTCCCTCATGCCCGATGGAAATCTGCTGTATGTATCCAATCTCTGTTCCATAACCTTTATTTAAAAAGAGGGGCATTTCACCCCTCCACCATTAATAAAACTCACCGTTAGCGCGTCTGCGTCTGCGTTCGCCCATGTCATCCATACGCGGATATTCAGGAAAGTATCCGGGGTATCTGCGTTCATCCATGCCGGATGAGCTTCCACCACCTGAATAACTTCTTCCACCATCACGGAAACCCATTTCTCCGCGCATTTCTCTCATGGCTTTTTCGTAACCTTTGCGGCAGCCTTCCTTATAGGCTTCCTCCACCTCGTCACCTCTCATACCGAAGCCGCGTCCGTAATCGTCACGCCCTTCTTCTAATATTTCCCACATTCCCATAATCATTTCTTTGTTTTGGATGTTTCAACCACTCCGAGCTGTTCCATGAGCCGTTTGTTCAAATCCATAAGGTCAGACATATTCTTGCTCATTTCCGCCATTTGCCCTTTCAGAGAGGATATTTCCTGCTCCTGACGTTGTTTCTCGGCAAATTCAGGGTTCAAGAGCGTAAGCATCTTGTCACACCCTGCAATGACGGAATTGTGGAAGTCCATACTGTTGATGATGTCTATGCTTTTCTGTTTCATAGAAACGACCTCGTTATTCATAGCATCACGCGAGCATGACACTACGATATTCCCGTTCTGTCCGAAGTCGGCTATATCCATGCCGGCAGGAAGATTTTGGAATGTCGTGTTCTGCCCGTTGATGCAGACAACAACATCCACAACCATTTCCATTTGGGGCAACTGTCCCATAGGGGATGCCATAGGATATTTCGGCTTGGGAGCGGAAACGCTGACCACCGGGCCGTATTCGATAAACGGGTTAGCATCCTTATGAAGTATATACAATTGGTTATTGGTACGAAGTGATTGAAACATGATTGTTTAATTTTAAGGAGTGTGGCTATTCCCATTTTGGGAACCACCACAAAACTCCATGTTAATTATTACTTGCTCCGTAAAGAAGCGGTTTCTACTGTAGGAGCCGGAGCCGTTGTCGGTCTGTACCCTCCATTAACAAGATACAATTCGTTGGTGTACTTGTTATAATGAATCTCATAGATGCCGGTTCCAGCCAAGTTTGCAACAGTCACAGGCTCATTGTTATAAGCCATCAACGGTCTTGTGTCCCCATTAGTTCCTATCAATATCGGAAGTGTAGCAGTTGTACCGGCAGGTATAGCTTGTCGGAGACTGATATAGAATCCCCCAACATAATCCCTGTTACGGAACGCATGGTTAGGGAGTTCAAGAGTAACATTCTCCGTACCGACTGTCACAGCCACCGTAGGAAGAGTATTGAAGTTTGCTCTTCCGATTGATGGGAATGGGAATCCTGTAAAAAAGTTAGGCCACATATCTACCTCCTTTCTTACCGGATTAACCCCAGTAGTTGTTGCAACCACATCCACTACGTCCGTATACAGCGTCACCCATATATGCACCGTAGGCGGCTGCACGGAAACAATCTGTATTAATAGCGGTTAAATTGGGGTATTGAACACTCACAGTATTGGGGAGCTTGCATTTGATTCCATCAACATCGCTTTGTAATGCCTGCAATCCGGCTGCCAAAGGAGCAATCTGTTGTCCTACTGCACTCAGGATAGTGGCGTTCTGATTACGCTGGGATATTTCGGCTGTTAAAGTAGCCTTTTCCGCAGTAAGAGATGCGATCTTGTCCTGCAATGCCTGATTTTGAATTGCATCAAGTTTAGCAAGGATAGCATTCGTGTTGGCAGTAGCACCGTCACGCAATGACAATGTGTTTTGGTTAGCAGTGTTGATTAATGCGTTAGTTTGGTTGCACATTGCAAGCTGACTCTCGTATCCTTGTGTGGTTACAAGCTGTTTCATATCGCAGCAACAGCTACAGATCTGAGATGTCAGAGCGTTGTTACCTTGCATAATCGCAGTCAGGATACTGTTGGTGTTCTGACCCATTTGGTTACCGAGACCGCAGATTGCCTGTGATACAGAGTTAATACCGGCAAGGATTTGGTCTGAAGAGGTGTTAACAGCTTGGGCTAATGATGCAATGTCCACACCGTTCCGGTTAAGTGTCTGCATGATCATTTCTCTTCCTTCATCGGCACCCTTATTGTTGTTGCCGCCGAATCCAAAGTTTCCGTTACCAAAGATGGCTGCAATCACAATCAATGCAATGATGTCCTGAAAACCTCCATTGTTTCCGAAAAAGCCGCCGTTTCCATTTCCTCCCATCAGCCCCATCAGATAGCCTGTGTCAATTCCACGGCTCTGCAAGGACGGAAGAATGGACGCAAGCAGACCATTGTTTGCGCCGGTTCCACCGTCTTGGTTAAAAACATAAGTTCGTTCCATAAGTATTTGTATTTTGTATCCCGGTCAAAATCGACCGTTCACAAAAGTATATATATCATATCTCATGAGGAATCAGTTGTTTCCCAACAAATTCTTTATATTATCCCAATATATTCTCATCATTTTTTCACTTTTTAGACGTATATGAAAATTTGATATCATATAGTTCACTGAACGCTTAGTTTTATGAATGAGAGAAGAAATCTGAGATGGATAAAATCCTTTTTCGTATAGAATATATACAAGGATATATCTAGCGTTAACAATCTCTGTGACACGGTTGTCACTTACTATTAATTCGGTAGGTATTTCTGTTCCTTTAGAAACAAGAGCTATTATTTTGGCAAAAATTTCAGACTTACACATTGTGGTTTAAATTTTTGTTGTATTTTTGCCTTGCCAATCAAATACAATCATGACAAAAGCATACGTAGGAAATAAGTAAGGATATTACTACCCCTGACACTTACCTATGTATGCTTTTGTATGCTTTAAAGTTTGATTGGCGTTAAACTTCAAGCGTCGGGGGTTATTTTAATTCTGCCCCCTGAAAGAATTACTTTTATTAAATGAGTTTTTTATTATCTGTCACACTTCTACTTATGGCGGATAATACTTGATATGCTATCTCATCTTGCACCTCCCTTCTTCTTTATCAACCAAATGACTACGATTAACAATACTAATATAATACCTATAGATAACTCTCCTAGTTCTAATTTTGTCTTCTGCCACCATGTTAATTCCTTCTCCACAGGATAGGGAACCCCTACATCTTTCTCCTTCTCTACATAAACTGTGTCGTTAATTGTCCTGTCACGGTAGACTATATGCCACTTGTCAACTAATACTGAATCGTTCTTCTCTCTTATATAGACAGAATCCTTAATGTGGATAGAGTCACGTTCGTACACAGTAAGATAAAGACTGTCAGTCCTTATTGTTTCTACGGGAACATACCTTATACTCCGGCATGACCCAAACAGCAATAGCAATGCTATCCCTACTGCAATCCATATATAGATCCTTAGTTTCATAGCAGGTCCCATCCCTTATAGATATCCTCCATTACGGCAGGAACACCATTCTCAACATAAGATATAGCAGCAGCCAAAGAGCACATCGTATCTTTATCCTCAATGTCCGGAACATATACTGAAGGTACCTGCATATCCTGACATACCCGTCTGATGTAAGCCCCTGTATTGTTCTCTGTCTGTGGGGCCCATCTTGTAATAAAGTCTGCAATACAAACACAGTTGTGTCTCCTTCTGTAATTCTGCAATGTACGGATTAAAGCACGATAACCCCATTTCATTTCTACAAACTGAAAAAACTCCTTGTCTGTCTGTTTTTCTCTCAATCCCTGCCATTTATCCTTTGTTATTCGGATATTACCCGGATTTGCATTTCTAAGACCTCTTGGTAAACTCTTCATTTCTTTCCCTCCTTTTCTTTTAATTTCTCTATTAAATTATTAAAGCGACTGTTAATATAGATGCTGATGCCAAAAACACTACCGGCATACAACAGACATTGAGCAAACAACCACAATACACTGTCGTGTATCTGACCCATAGGTTCCGAGCACACAAAGCCGGCCACAGCCAAGGACGCTCCCAGTACAAGCATCCCCACGGCAGTTGAATACTGAATGTTTTCTTTTGTCTCCTTTCTCATTATACAAAAATTATAGTTCAATCCTTTTTTAATCCTTTAATTACACGTTTTGGATTACCCGATTTTCAAGCTAACCTTTATTTTGTTATACAAAACAAAAAAGAGCCTGCTACGGAAACTAATCCGCAACAAGCTCTTGGCTTTATCAAATATGTAGTATGTCCTTTCGTCATAATTAATGTGGCGTGCATCTTCACACGCTTCCACAAAGATAAATATTGCTTCTTTCTTTCGCAAATAAGAATACAAAAAAAAGAACGACCGCCAGCGAAAAGCACAGCAGCCGTTCAATCCACGCCCTACTCTCTATCCCATTTTCCCAAGAAGACAATAGCGAAGATATCAAACAGGTTGTATCCACATGGGAAAAAGGTTAATAAAATATATGTTGTATAATCTGTTATTTTAATTTAGATTAAACAAAAATAATATTTAAATTGTTTGTTAATGAATAAATTAATTTGTTCCTTTGTAGCAGGCAATAGCCTTCATGGTGTGAAGTTACACCATACCCACTTTTAGAACGTGATCACTGTGGAGGCAATTGCTGTATTATAACGGCGGTTGCCTTTATTGTTGAACAATGAAACATTGGTTTAAGATACCTTCTTTAAAGAAGTCGAATAAGGATATGTATAGTGATGCTACTTATCATGGTAAAGATGATGGTGGTAATTTTATTTATGTTCCTAAATGGGTGGAAAATCTGTTTTCTGGCGATAGAGGGAATATATATTTTGACATGTCGACCGTTGAAGGGAAATCAAGAGCCTTACATAAATGTTGGCCGTTTGCAATGGTTCTAGATCATTGCGGAAGAATGATGCAGAATGGGCGGTATTATGTGACGGATATTAACGGAAACGAGAAGAGGAGTTTCAAAGACATTGTGACTCTTCTGAATCGTCCGAATGTGATACAGAGTGGGCGTTCTTTCATAAAGCAGGTTGAGATATCTTTGAAGTGTTTCGGTTTTTGCCCTATTTATACATTAAGAGCTTTAAAATCCGACCTTCCTAAATCCATGATGGTAATACCTCCCGAATTATTCTACATGGAGTCTCTTGGTAAGAGCCCATTTACTCAAACAGAACTTTCTTCAATTTCTAAAAGGGTATATATACGTTGGGGAAATGAGAATATAGAACTTGGTGATGAGGAGTATTTTGTCATATACGATTCGATAATGGATATTCCAAGTAATAATGGAGGGAGAATTACCTTCCACTCCCCTGTGGACGCATTATCTACTCATACTCGAAACTATATGGCTCAACTGATAGGGAGAGGAAACCTTATTGTTAATGGAGGACCTAAAGGGATACTATACGGAAATGATACGACTGACGTAGGGAATGCAGCTATTACTCCGTCTGAATCCAAGAAATTGCAGGATGATTTCAAAAGGAAATATGGTATAGTGCATAAGTTGTATGAAATCATGGTGACTCCTAAGAAACTAGGGTGGATTACATTAGGGTCAAATACAGACCAATTGAAGCTTCATGAGGAGGATAAGGCGTGTTTGGAAGCGATAGCTCAGACGATAGGCTTTGACCCCAATCTGATTATACAAGGAAGTACTTATGATAACTCTTCTCAAGCAAAGAAAGCGGCATATCAGGACCTTATTATACCTGACAGTGAATCTATAACAGAGGCTCTGACTAATGCTATATGTAAGGACAGGGCAATAATCAAAATGGACTTCACTCATGTCCCTTGCCTTCAAAAGGATATGAAAGAATTGGCGGATGCCTTGTCTACAGCCTCTAATGCTGTAGCTTCATTGTATAACAATCGGCTGATTACTTTTGAAGAGGCAAGAACCGAAATGTCCAATTTTACAGATATTGATCCTGATAATCCTAAGGGAGAATTTAAAAGTGAAATAAATAATGATGGAGACAAGCAAATACAAAAACAGGCTGGGGAAGCAGTATAAATCCTTAGCTTTTTATGCAAAGGAGATACAATATGATTCTGGCAGCAGAACTATCAGTGGCTATGCTGCGGTTTTCAATAACATTGATAAGTCCGGTGACATGCTCCTGAAAGGTTGTTTTTCAAAAAGCATACAGGAGAGAGGCCCGGGAAGTTCTGCTAATGATAAGATTATCATGTTGTGGATGCATGACATGCATGAGCCTATAGGACGCATTACGCTTCTGCAAGAAGATGAGAAAGGGCTTTACTTTGAAGCGTCTATTGATGATGTGGAAAGAGGAAATCAAGCGTTGAAGCAGCTTGAAAGTGGCACTTTGAACCAGTTCTCTATAGGTTATAGTTATGTATGGGAAAAATGTGAATATGACAGGGAACGTGATTGCTTGGTTGTAAAGGAAGTCATTCTGTATGAGATATCCGTAGTGTCCATAGGATGTAACGGAGAAACTGAATATCTTGGTCTGAAATCGGCAGAAGAATATGAAAGTGCGTTGGAGTCACTTCCGGTTGAAATAAGTGATGTATGTAAAGGACTTCCGATAAGAAAGAGGGAGGAAATCCAAATGTTAGTAAGAAAAGCGATGTCACTCGCTCGATACAAGCCGGCAGACAAGCCACTTGATGAAGAGGGAGCCGATGAAAAAATAAAACTATTTACAAAACCTTTAAAACTTAAAGAAGCATGAAATTTGACTTTTTAAGCAAAATTGATTTGTCGGTAATGGATGAGGTTTCCGTGAAGTCATTACAGGCGTTGCAGGACGCAATAAACGCTACTGTAGGCGATTTCATGGACGATACTATCGACAAAAAAACTTTTGAGGATAAATTAAATGAGGTTTCTCAAAAGATAGATTCCGAAAAGGAATTGGAAACAGTGCGTAAGGAACTTGGTGAGATGAAAGAGATAATCGTTCGCATGAAAGGTGCAATGCATAAGAATGAAGACGGGCAAATGGTGTTCAAGTCTGTAGACCAGCAGATTGAAGAGCAACTGAAGGATTTCATCACAGTAGGCAAGCATGGAGAGAAAACTGTGGACTTGAAAACGGCTTGTAAGCAGTCCCCCGGTTTTAAGAAAAGCCTTACGCTTGTTATAAACAAGAAGGAGGTTGAGCCCTTGAAGAGTACGGGTGTGGCACCACATTATAACATGACAATTGATAGTCAGTTATCTGTTGATCCACGTTCCCAGACTGTAATCCGTAAATTTGCCAATGTGGCAGCAATATCTACACGATCATTGACTTATGCGGAGTTCAATCCAGGTGAAGAAGAAGCTGAATGGGTTCCAGAAGGCGGTCTTAAGCCTATGATGAGCGGTACATTGGCAGAAGTTACTATCAATGCTGGCAAAGTGGCTCTTGGCGCAAAAGTAACTGAAGAAACATTATCTGATTTGCCTCAGTTGGTTGCGGAGGTTAGGGCTGAGATTATCAATCGTATTGGTTTGAAAGAAGAAGAAGGTATTCTGTCTGGTACTGGTTCCGGCGGTCAGATTAAAGGGATTGGGAGTGATATACCTACATTCTCTTTGACAGCTCTGAAAGTAGATAAGCCCAACACTTATGATGTTATTGTTGGTATGTATACACAGATTGTGTCAATGTCCAATATGGCTTATCGTCCAAATCTTGTGCTTATGCATCCTCTTGACTATGCGCAGATGCAGTTGACTAAGGATGTTAATGGGCAATATCTTCGTCCTTTCCGTATTGGCGATGAACTGATTCAAGGTCTGAGAGTGGAAACCAGCACAGCAATCAAGCAAGGTGATATTTGGGTTGGCGATTTTAACTATCTTAACATCCGTGATGTATGGGTTCTTACCATTACACTTGGATGGGAAAATGATGATTTCACTAAAAATATGGTGACTATCCTTGGTGAAAAACGTCTTATGGCGTATATTAAAAAGCAATATAAAACTGCATTTGTCAAGGATAAGATTGCGACCGTTATTGAAGCTATAACCCCTGCCGGTATTGGCGGATAAATTTATTAAACATTATGAAAGTAAATTTGACTAAAACTTATGAGGTTGAGTTCGCAAAGGACGGGGCCGTTTATAAAAAAGGTGATAAAGTAAGTGTTAATATGTTACTTGCAGGTAAGTTCTTCCAAGATGGACGTGTTGCCACTGTTCCTTCGGAATTGATGGAGGACGCTAAGAAAATCGGTGCTGAAGATTTGTTCAATAAAAAGAAGAACCTCAAAGATATTGTGTAATGTTGGTGGATTATACTTTTTTCCAAGGTGGTATTCTTGATATCGAAGGTGCAGTATTGAATATACATACTCCTTCTGAGACTAATAAGGCAATTGTTGACAGCCTTCAAGGCTTTGTAATGCAATATGAGCCGGAATATTTAGAGAAGCTCCTAGGGGAAAAGTTGTATAAGGAATTCTCATCCTATATTTCCAACGATGGAAAAACGAAGGAAAAAAGATGGGATGATCTTATAGCGCATCTTGTCATGAAATATAGTGATGGCGATAGGGAGATTTCCAAATCCCCCATCGCCAACTATATATACTTCCATTACTTGAGACATAATCACACTCAGGCGACTATTACAGGAGTGAAGGCTGATGGAGATGATGGTCGTCTTGTAAGTCCCGAAAGGAAAATGATGTTTGCATGGAACGACATGGTAAGAATGAATATCAGACTTGTGAGATGGCTTCAAGCCAATAATGCGGACTATCCGGATATCGCCACCGATTTCGAATTGATGGAAACAATTAATTCCTTTGGGTTATGATAATTGATATAATATCAGATGTATGTGCTTCCTTGTCAAAAAGAATGGATAAACAGATAAATTACATATATGGTGACAGTTCTTATATAAGGGAAACACTTCTTCTTCTTGGGAAAAGCAGGGTGACAGCATCGGGAAAATTCCCAATGATAGGGCTGTATGTTCCCTTAGACGAGGAAAGGGATAGTGAGAATTATTTTTGTAAGGCATCTGTAAACATAATAATCGCTACCAATACACTGGAAAAGTATACAAATGAACAACGTCGTGAGATATCTTTTGAAGGTATTCTTCGACCTTTGTATTACGGATTCATAGAAGAGTTAAAAAAAAGTGATAAATTTGATTTCGGTTACTCCGGTATTGTAAGCCATACATATTCAGAAAATTATAGTTTTGGAAGACGTGGTGCTGTTGATGTTGACGGTAAGGAAGTTGGCGAAAAGATAGATGCTATTGAAATAAAGAATTTGGATTTAACAGTTAAAAATCAGAATTGTTATGCGAACAGATATTAGAGAGTGCGGCAGCACGTCCGGATTTAATACTGGAATGAGTTACTGCCCCCTGCAACCGGACAAGGTCGCAGGTGTTATATTGGTCATTCATGGCAAAAAACTGCCCAAGGAATTGACTGCTGATGCTTTGGAGGAAGCCTGTCATGCTGATTATCCGGACAGAATTTATCCTATTACAGGATTTTCGGAATACGCGGTAAGCGGCGGTGAACCCAATACAACAGAAAATGGTTATGCCGGGTCGGAAATAACGGGCTATTCGGCAAGGACGGATACATTCACGTTGCGTAAGTTTAATCTAGCTTTACAAGCTAATCTTGTAGCCAACAAGGATACATTGTTTGATATGTATGTTTTTGACAAGAATAATGTTATCTACGGAGAGGATGACGGAACAGACGAGCTTGCAGGATTCGATTTGTCAGGGGTTTACCCTACAGGGCAGACTTATGACTCAAGCGGACAAAAGGCTTATCTTGCGTTTAATGCAATGTATTCCGATGCGGAGAAGATGATGAAAAACATGTCTGTAAAGCAAGCGGGTGTCAATTTGGAAAATGTTCTCAAGGGATTGAATTACGTTGAATTTGTCAAAATGGCATCTCCTGAGAATACATATAAACTCGTGGATCACTATGACCGCACAGACCTTACTGCATATTATGGCACTGTATTGTCTAATAAGGCTTCAACAGTCGTTTCTGGTGCGTCAGCACTGGAATACAGTAACGGTGTGCTTACAGCGACAGGAGATGTACCGGTGCTTAAATCTCCTTCTATTTTACAGGCTAATGGGGTCATTGGAATTGAACAATGGGTACAATGAGAATTAATGGAGTCACATTTATAGAGTCCGAGGTGGTCAAACTTTCATTGGATGAGTTTGTCGCTCAGAATATAGATGTATTCTGGAAGGACATTTCTAGAGAAAGGCGGAAATCAAGGCTGGTTTCTGTATATAATAGAATTATCAATAACAGTAATTTAGGAGGCGGGGGAGATTGATCCCCCGTTTTGCTATGACATTGGAGGAATACGCGAGATGTTGGAAGAAATTGGCTGATGGCATTCAGCCAATGATAAGGGATAAGATGGAAAGGGATGTTCCTCAGTTTGAGGAATATATACGAGAACAGCTATATAGTGGTGTTGATGGCGATGAAAGTCCTTTAATTCCCGGATATACAGAGGACCCATACTTTAAAAAAGCTTATGGAGAGCATTGGAGGAAAAATGCCGAACGCTATAAGAATTGGAAGACAAAGATACAGAAACCAAAGCCTTCATATTTGGGTTTTTCTGCAAGAGGAAATAATACTCCAAACCTTATCATACGTGGAGATTTTTATAGTTCCATCACGGCAATACCAATATCAAATGGTATAAGGATTGCCAGCTATGGCGTTTCTTTTGGTTCTGATATTGAGAAGAAATATGGCTATAAAATTTTCAAGGTAAGCTCCAAAGCAAGGAGGCATTATGTTACGTACAGGCTTATGCCCTCTATTGATAAATTTATAAGGAGGTGCGAATTATGAAAAACTGCTTGTGTCAAGGAAATAAATCAATGAGGGAGATGGAACATATGCGTTCAATCGCAGAGAAGGCTGCTGTTATGGATGAATGTGTTTATATATTATACAAGGTTGGAGATGTGTATAAGTTCTGTCGTGAAGGTGAAAACTGGTCGGGTGAGTTTGTAGAATTCATATTTCCGTAAAATGGTGATTTTTATCATTCTATTATTTTGGCGTTTCCCGTATTATTTATTAATTTAGCAACAGCGATAGATAGAGGTTTCGCATAGAAAGATATTATATATTCATTAAGAGTAATGGATATGATGCGGTGGCCGACTCCTCTATATCGGTTGCCGCATTTTTTATATCCCGTATTAAGATGTACGGAACATCTTGTGAACGAAAAGACATGAAAACGAATCAAATCATGATTCACCCAATGGGTGAATTTACAGTTAGTCAGAGAACAAAAGATGGCTATTTTGACGGTGGGGACTTGTTACGTCAATGGAATTCAGTAAAAGGAAATGAACAAAGAAAAATGGATGAGTTTCTTTTGGCTAAAAGAACTGGAGATTTTATAGAAGCGCTCATAGCTGAAGAACGTGAAAATGGTTTAGGGGAAAATTCCCCTAAAATTGATAATCAGGTAGTTAAGAAGAGTAAGGTTAAAGAGAAGGGTAAAGCTGGCAGACCTAAAGAAGAAGTATGGATGCATCCTTTCTTATTTACCAAATTTGCCATGTGGATTAATCCTCGCTTTGAAGTAAAGGTAATACGCTTCGTATATGATGAGATGATTCAATACCGTAATTTAGCTGGAGATGCTTATCCTGCTATGTGTCGTGCCGTTTGTTCAATACTCCCTGGGGATATATTCCAGAAAAAGATTAAGGACTTAGCCAAGTCTCTAAACATCATAGTTTATGGCAAACATGAATCAGAAATGCGTAATAAGATTGGCGATGAAGATAAAATCCGCGAATTATATGAGTTAGAATTACAGATAGCTCAATGGATAGATTTAGGCTTTATCAAAGACTATAACAGCCTTAAATCTACATTGACTAAATTGTATTACCGGAAATATCCCAATGTTCTCCCAATGTAAATATTGATTTTTCCTCAAATGTCTTGTGCGAAAAGATATTTATTTTTTAATTGAAAAACAAAACTATCATTTATGTTGTAATTTATATTTTGTCTAAATTGTGAATGTAATATTTAATAATTGCGTTACTATATATTACTATGCGTTACTTAGTATTACTATTAATTGATATTGTCTTTTGTTTAATATTCATACCATTGTATAAGATAAAAACATCATTTACCTTTGTATCTGTAACAAGTGCAAGGCGTTACTTGATGTTGATTAAATATTCTCCTATTGGAGTTTATATATGACTGTTCCGTAGTAGCTTGCACCTATTACGGAACTTTCTTTTTATACAATTCCAAGCGTGGATAGTATAAGGGAGGAAAGCAGGAGTGAATAATGGCACAATGAGGTTCGATCCCTCACCTGCTACAATCAGTCAAAATAAATCCCCGGAGGCGGAAGTGACTGAGCCGCCAACGGGAAACAATATTAATCTTATATCGCAAAGATATGGAAAATTTTAATAAGTTAATACCTATTGATGGGGAAAATGGCGAAAAAAGAACAATAAGTTCACTGCAAATTGCAGAAATTACAGGTAAGGCATATTGTGGCGTGTTGAAAGTCATTAGAAAGATGGATATTATGCGTGTGAAAATAACAATGAAAAATATATTTTCATTATTTGTTTGTTTGAAAAAATGTTGTACCTTTGTAGTGCTACAAGTTGATAGAATTATCTATCTCGCAGAGCAAGCGGTTAAGTTGCTCATATTTTATATGGGTATTTTTTATGCTCATACTTTAGGATATTGGCGGTTGCCTATACGTAAGTTATTGTGTGCTCTTCGGGGTAGACTATCAACTTGTAGCAGCGTATATGGTAACCGCTTTTTGTTTGCCTATTGCCTTCATAAATAACTTTTAAATGCTACAAGTTATGACAGATTTAATTTTATACAAAGAAACGATGAGTTCACTTGAAATAGCTGAACTCACTGGAAAGCGACATGATGCTATCTTACGTGACATCAGAAACTTACTTAATCAAGGAGTAAACGCCCACAATTTTGTGGAGGTTGAATACACCGATAAAAAGGGTGAGAAAAGACCTTGTTATGAACTTACAAAGAAAGGTTGCCTAATCCTTGCCAGCGGATACGATGCAAAACTCAGGGAAAAGATTATAGATCGTTGGGAAGAATTGGAAAGGGACAAACAAAACGGGAATTTTCAAACTCCTAGCACCTACATTGAAGCATTGGAGGCTTTGGTAGCTTCTGAAAAGGAGAAAGAACGGATGCGTATTGAATCGGAGCAACAGAAAAAGCAAATCGAACAGAAAGATGCTAAGATAGAGAAGCTCCAGCCCAAAGCTGACTTTGCCGACAAAGCCTTTGCGATGGAAGGCAAATGTGATATAGGACAGGCTGCCAAGATACTCGGCTTACCATTCGGACGAAATACCTTGTTCAAGAAGCTTTGTGAAGCAGGAGTATTCTTTGCTAACAGGAATGAGCCAAAACAGAAATATATTGATGCAGGCTACTTTGAGATGAAAGAAAAGCCTATCCCAAGAGAGAATCATCCAGGCTTTGTCGTGATGGTTGTGCTATGCACACAGAAAGGGCTTGCATACATCAATCACCTGTTCGGCGGCAAACCTTCTGACGGAAAATTGATGAAGATAGCCTAATTTAGATTTTACATATTAATAAGTCTTTTCCACCTTGCTTACGAGGTGGGCAGACTCTTTACATCCGTTAACGTTGCGATTCGCAACATAAATAAAAAGACTATGAAAACAATAGATAAACTTGAAATTATACTTCAAAAAATGGAAGAACAAAATAATAGGCTTGAACGGATATACGGCAAGCATCTCAAACTGATTGTATGCACTGGGAAAAGAAGTGAGAAGGTGAAATTTAAACATGAAGATTGAAATGCTATGTTTATAATTTATTTAGACAGTATTCTAAATTGTAAACAAATATGTCGTAATGTTTTGATTTGATTTTAAAAGTATATTACTTTGCTGAAAATAACCAAATTATTATAACTATATAAAAAAAGTATTATGGTAGTATTAGAATTAATTATGGTCATATTTGCAATCTTGCAAATTATTTTATTCTTTAAACTATGGAGAATGGCTGATAATGTAAATGAAATTGTAAGAAAAATGAGATTCCCTTATAACAAGTCTGAATCTTCATATCCTGAGTCGTATTCAAAATTCCTTTTTTTGCTGTACAATAAGAGTAAGGGTGATGCAAAAGAATATTTGTTAAAAGTAATGTGGGGAAGTCGTGATATGAATAGTTTAGTTTCTTGTAGTAAAGTTAAAGATTTTGAAACATATTATCATTATCTGCAATTAAAATATCAAAGTTGGTTTGATAAACTAGGCGAGGAATTTCCTTCATTTGATAATTTAAAGAAAGAAAAAAAATAAAATCCTTTTTCATTGGGAGAAGCAAAAACTTCTCCCTTTTTTATTTCCTTATCTTCATAATATCAATAAAATCACTATCTTTGCTCTTAGAAGGTGCATGAAGTCATGCACTACCCAAAACTTACGAAAAGACCATGGCAGGAGCAGAATTTAAAATTACTGATGCGATTGATCCTAACATCGTTAAGAAGTTGAATGAGATAAGGATTAATATTCAAACCACATCTTCCGAATATGCGAATTTCACAAAACAATTAAGTGATGGTATAAATTTTAAACCGGGTAATCTAAGAGAATACCAGTCTAAAGTTGACAGTTATAATGCTACAATTACCAAATTATATGCTTCTCAAAATAGGTTGTCTGAATTACAGGCTAGTCAATTAAAGTTATTGACCGATATTTCCCGTAAGATAGAGCTTCTTACCAAGCCATTGAATACATTGGCAGACAAGATAACGGAAGTAAAAGTAAATTTGAGAGGTGCTTCCGAAGATCTGAAAAACGTGTCACAAGATGCGGAAAATGCTTCTGTTTCATTTCAAGAAGCATCTAAGAAAATATCCATGACTGCTGCTGATTTTGATTCAATCCGTCAGACGGTAAAGGCTTTTGATACACAAGCCTCCGAATTGAACAGTAGGTTAAGTGATAACAAAGAAACAATTTCAGCCTTAAGAACATCTCTGAGGGAATTATCAAAGGAGTATAAGAAAGGTGCTATCAGCGAAGAGGAATACAAGTCCAAAAGAGATGCTACGGTATCCCAGTTACGCATGCTGACAGAGCAGAATAAACAGTATTCGGCGATATTGAGAAATCATACGCAGGTAGCGATTGCCACAGCAGGAAGCTATAACGAGATGAAGGCTTCAATGCTTCAGTTGGAAAAGGAATATTATAACCTTTCACAAGCTGCACGCGAGGGAGCAAAAGGTATGGATATCTTGAACAATATCGGCAAGTTGAATCAACAATTAAAGGATATAGATGCACAGATGGGCAATTACCAACGTAATGTGGGTAATTATGCTTCGGGTTGGAATGGTCTTAATGTTTCCATACAACAGATTGCGAGAGAACTTCCGGCTTTGTCTGTTAGTGCCAATACTTTCTTTCTTGCCATATCCAATAACCTTCCTATATTTATTGATGAGTTAAAGAAAGCAAGGGTGGAATATGAACTTCTTAAGAAATCGGGGCAGACTGCTACACCTGTATTTAAACAGGTATTGAGTTCCCTTCTTAGTTGGCAGACGGCTTTAGTTGTTGGGATAACTCTTTTATCGAGTTATGGAGGTGAGATAACCAAATGGGTGGGTAGCCTGTTTGATGCGAGAAAAGAAATTGATTATCTAAAACAGCTTCAGGAGGATTTGAATAAAGCTCAAAAAGAAGGTGTGAAAAATGCCCAAGATGAAGCTGTTAAATTGGATATATTATATAGGGCTGCTGTCAATTTGAATAAACCTATGGGAGAGCGGAAAAAAGCCGTTGAGGGACTGAAAAAGCAATATCCTTCATACTTTAAAAATATAAGTGATGAAAACATTCTTGCAGGTAAAGCGGCTGATAGTTATCAAAGGTTATCTAATGCCATATTAGCTTCGGCTAAAGCTAGAGCTGTGCAAGATCGGCTTGTAGAACAGGCTAAACAAAAATTAGACTTGGAAGATCAGTTGGCAGAAAAAGAAGAAAAACGTGCGAAACTTGAATCTGCTAGAGATCAGATGAAAGCACAATATGAATCCAGTCAAGGGGCAGCTATGGATACAGCTAGAGACATGTATGGGAAGTTAAACAAGCAGGTTGAAGACTTGGATAAAGAAATAGGTTCTTTATTAAATCAGTTATATCAAGCAGATAAGGCTAGTAGAGATATGATAAGTTCTATTAACATTGGAGATGTTACATTTAATCCTCATTCTGCCGATAAAGCATCGGATGATTTAGCGCAATACATAGAGAATCTTAGGAATAAAATGGCTGACTTGTCCGTTTCTCTCATTAAAGATGAGCATGAACGTAGTCTTGCTGCCATAGAGAAAGAATATAAAGACCAGATAGCAGCTGTAAAGGGATATTCTGAGGAAGAGAACAAACTTCGGGAAATGTTGGGGCAAGAGAGAATGCAGAAGATAGCGAAAGAGAATGAGGAATATGCTAAGAAGTTGGCAGAGGCTGAGAAAAAAAGGATCGAGGAAAAGAAAAAGTATACTGATGAGATGCTCAGACTGGAAGAGGAACAATCATCTCTCCGTATAGCAGCTACAAGTACTGGATATAAGGAACTTGAAAACATTATAACAGAAAATTATTCAAAAGGACTGCTATCGCGAAAAGAATACGATGAAGCCATGCGTGAGCTGGAGCGGAAAGCCGCAAACGAGCAATTACAGATACAGATAGATGCTGCTGAAAAAATGATTGAGATAGCGGAAGCATCGGGCGTGGTAAGCAAGCAACAAATTGAAATGCTGAGAGAATCCATAAAGGCTATGGAAGCAGAGATAGGTTCTATAAATGCGGATGATCAGTTGGAAAAAGCGGAAGAGCAACAGGATATCACACGAAGGAATTTTGAAGTGTTGAAAGGTTATTCTTCTGCATTGAAAGATCTTGCATCGGATATCGATAGCCCGTTTGCCGGTATATTTGATGGGATGGATAAGGGATTCAGTATTATGTCTGATAAGATATCGGGTGTTTGGAAAGAACTTACAGACGGTGAGAAGATGGAAAGAACTACCGAGATGTGGGCTTCTATGGTTAGTGGAATTGGTGAAATGATATCATCCATTTATGATCGCCAGATTGAAGCTATTGAGGCTGAACAGGAAGCGAATGAGAAAGCTGGTGAAGAGGAAATTTCCCGTATAGAGGATTTAGAAGAAAGAGGTGCTATAACAACTGAAGAAGCCGAAGCGCGTAAACGTGCAGCGGAAAATAAAACGGCACAAAAGAATGCCGAATTGGAGAAGAAAAAAGCTGCATTAAGAACAAAACAGGCAAAGTTTGAGAAAGCTACCAGTATAGCTGAGGCGGCTATACAGATAGCAGGTGGTATTTTGCAGACGATAAAACAATTGGGCTTCCCTGCTGCAATACCTATGATAGCTGCTCTAGGTGCTATGGGAGCGATACAGCTTGCTACTATTATAGCGACTCCTATTCCAAAGTATGCCAAGGGTACTGATTCGCATAAAGGCGGATTGGCTGTAGTGGGTGATGGTGGTGTTCCTGAAACAATCGTTACTGATAAAGGAGCGTATATTACTCCGTCTGTCCCTACTTTGGTTGACATCCCTAAAGGTGCGAAGGTTATACCTTATGCAGTGGATATGGACAGGATAAAGGCTCATGCAAATGATTTTGATGGTCTTATGGCATATAGAAGCGAAAACGATCTTCCTCCTGTATCAATAGTTAATGATTATAGTGAACTGGAGAAAAAGATAGGGCATCTGGAAAAATCACAGCAGATAGGATTTGCAAAATTAGCCAAGGCGATAAGAGAAAACAATTATCAGCAATTTTCAAAAAGTATCTGATTATGAGGTATACAAGTGACATATATGAACTTCCCTTGTCCGTTTTTATAGAGATTTATACCAATGATAGCAATACTATTGAATTTGACGATGAGGACAAAGGGGCTGCATCGGCAAAAATTATCAATGACTATATAGAAATTGTCGGGAGCAAACAGTTGCTCTCTGAGATATTGAATTGTAATGAGCGTATGAATCTTGCAATGACCGTGGAGTGCATGAAGGCATGTGAGAACATGATGAAGTTGAAAATGTATGATGAGGTGCGTGATATCCTGATGAAGATAGGTTATTCGTGTAAAAAAGGTGATGTAATGGCTATGAATGCTAGAATATCCGCATTAAATTCCCGTGCACAATATGATTTGGATAAGATAAGTAAGGAAAAGAATGAGGGACTGAAGGAGAAGCCTACAAAACGTGGATTTATAAATGAAGTTGTCGCTATTGGGAAGTATAATAAGATGTATATCAATCCGAAAGAATGGGCCGCCGGATCTTATGCCTGTCTTGTAAGGCAGACATGTGACGAAATCGATGGGTTGAATCGTAAAAAGAAATAATTATGTATTATCGATGTGAGTTACTTATAAATGGTCTGAAGTACAGGGTTACTGATGATCTTGAGAATTGGGACGAGGTGAAGGCTAGTTTCAAGAGAAATGACTATGACGGTGTTATCCGTACATTTTCCAACAAATTTTCTTTTGCTGGGGATGCTAGAAAATTGCTGTTAAAACAATATGATGAAGATTATTTGAATGCTTCTGCCTCAATAATAATAAGTACAAGAAATAACAGTTGGTTGTATAATGAACGGTTTAGTTGCGCTCTCAATTTCTCTACATTGCAGGATAATGGTCGTATCTTACAGATAAATGCCGTGGATGATAGCGTGGCGTCCATGATAAAGTCAAAAAAAGGAACTCAATATGAATATTCGGTCGAAGAGGTGAAAAGCCCCATTCCTCTTGTTTATGACGGACTTGAACTTTCTGAATCAGCAAAATGGATTCCTACAGGTGATACATTGGAAGACGATGACACTCTTATTAATGTTTATTTCAGCAAGAAAATGTCACCAATGCCAATATATATAACTGCCAGTGATTCCTTAATAAAGGGGTCTCTTGAATTTAATGATCAAACAGTAGGTGGTGATGATGTATATTCGATAAAGGCTCTGAAATCAATTAGGATAAATATAGAGTTTAATATTGATATGTTTGTGTTTAGGAAATATCAGTCTGGTGCTTTGGGATATGATGTAAGAGGTGTGAGGCTCCAGATTATGAAGATAAGTAATGATATTGATAGTAATGGGGAAGCGGTGACTACGGAAACGGTGATAGGAAGTTTTGAACTTACGACAGAATCAGAAACGCCAGTGGAAAAGAAGGTTTCGGAATCGTACAATATAAGTCTTTTGCATGATGATAAAATAATAGTGAGAGCTATGTATGTCAATGAGAAAGAAGAGATTGTACCTGTATTGCCGGATTTGCCATACAAAGTCTCAACATCAAGTTATTTTAAAGCATCATGGAAAAATCGAATAAACCCTGTTGAGATGGATGTTATAAAGCCCGATACATTGCTGAACAGACTGCTTAAAAGTATTAATGGAGAGAAAGATGGTTTGACTGGAGTGATTGAGGGGACAGGAGATAGAAGGCTTGATAATTGTATGCTCTTGGCGGCTGAATCAGCCCGTAAGATTCCTGGAGCCAAAATATATACATCCTTCACCAAATTTGCAAACTGGATGAGTTATGTGTTTGGTTATGCTTACGACATATCCGGGAATACAGTAACTTTCCGGCATAGAAGCAAATACTTCTCGGATGATGTTGTCAAAAGGATAGATGATTTATCTGATTATGAGATGAAGGTTAATTCTGCATTGGTGTATTCTCGGATACGAATAGGCTTTGACAAACAGGATTACGACACGGCTAATGGAAAGGACGAGTTCCGTTTTACGAATGAATATACCACAGGCGTGCCCATAACGGACAATAGCCTTGAAATGATATCTCCATACCGTGCGGACGCATACGGCATAGAGTTCCTTGCTGACAAGATAGGTGAAGATACTACAGACAACGAAAGTGACACTGATTTATTTATGGTAGGGGTGAAATCTGATTCATCTGGACTTAAGTATATATTGAACAGAGATTATCTTATGGGTGGCGTTCTCAGCCCTGACACAATGTTCAATGCCATGTTTTCCCCTTCTTCTATGGTTTTGGCCAATGAAGCATACATCGGCTCATCTGTTGAGATGCTTACTTTTGCGTCATCAGATGGTAATAGTGATGTGGGTATTGATGGAATGGGGGAAAGTAGGGATATAATTCTCTCAAAAAGGATGTTTACTGTGGCGGAGGTGGAATTTGAGACTTCGGATGTGGAACTCCCGGAAGATCTTACAGGAATTGTTGAACTGGAATACCAAGGCAAAGTTGTACAGGGATATTATCAGCAGGCTGATTACAATTTTACAAAATCACAAAGTTCAAAAGTAACTTTGATCGTGAAAAATTTTAATTCGTTATAAAGATTCAAATTTTAATTGTTATATTTGCAATGAAAGCTTGTGAAGTCACAAGTTACTAGAAACTTACGAAAAGACTATGATATCAATCGGAGATGTTTGTCCGTTATTCTTTAAACCGCTGAAATATAAATATTCAAATGCAGGATGTTTCAGACAAGTATTTTCTGTGTCAGACAACATCCTGCTGCAAATCTTTTGTGATAACGGCGAAAAACCTTCAGCTTATTTGAATGATAAGATCGGCAATATTTCCTCCAAGATAACACTGCTCACTTATGATGTAAATGAAAGCATTAAGATGTATTATGCCTCATTATCTCCTTCGGAGGGGATATATACAGTAACTATAGCCGATAAAGAATGTGAGGAGTTCTGCGTGTGTGAGAATATAGGTGATTCTATTCTGATTGAATATTCCCATAAAGATAATAATTCTGCGTTTGATAATATATTCTGGATTGATGAGGTCCGGCAGATGTTCCAGTTCAGAATAATAGGAGGATTCAAGCCGGATGGGGTGGAGTTGAAAGTTGAAAACGAACAGTTTGTGAATCAGAAGCAGGAGATAATAGAAATGTATTCTCTCCCTTATAAAACATTTGATTTTGTTTTCGGGACAAGTTGTGGCGTTCCGTATTATATAGCGGAGTTTATAAATAAGGTACTTTGCCTTTCTCATGTCAGCATAAACGGTAATTTGTTTGTACGGGAAGGGGATTCTGTCCCGGAAAAGATTGATACAATAGGTAAGAAACAGATGTTTATATATAAAGTGACTTTACGCCCTAGACAAAATGATATCGCCGGGATCGGAGGCAAAACTGAGATTACAACTTCATCTTCAGGCATCGCGTTTTTACTAACTAATCCCGAAGAGGACGATGTGTTGAAATATAAGAAGGCGAAAGCTGCTTTTGTTAATGAAAATTACGTGTAATCATGGCTAGAAATCATCCTATAAAGATATTGTGGTACGGTTCGGAAACGGATGATGAAGGAAATCCGATTATACCGAAAATATCCCCGTCATTTGGAAAGCGACTGGAAGGGTTGAATGAGGGGGAGATATACATACATAATGATGATAATAATCCTTCTATTTACATAAGAACCAATAAAGACAGGGTTGTTGCCATATCGGGAGGTGCGAATATAAGTGAATTGGCTAAATATTTTTTGCGCAAAGACAAGGAAGATTCTACAAATTTTCTTTTATCCCTGTTGGGCGGAACCGTCATCAAGAAATACGCCAAGTTTGGTGATTTCGTTACCGGTGTATCAGGTGGTTACATAGACGAAAAGGGCAATCTTGAAATGGAAAGCGGTGTATTTCGTAAGCGTTTGTTTGTTCCTGAAATAGCCTATAACCGTACAACCTATTTCAAAGGACGTATGGTAAACTCCCCCGGTGGTGGTTGTACCGTATTGTCATACGTGGATAACGGCGATGGGACCTACACCATCACTCCCGATCTGACAGATGCGGACGGATTGAGCCAGTTTGTTGATGACATCCTTACCACCTATTTTGTGACTAAAAATAGCGAAGGCAAACTGAACGGTTTTGAAGAAATGAAATTCCGTGTGACTGCCGCAGATTATACTGCCAAGAAGTTTACTGTCATTCCCCGTCCGGGGCATTCTGACTGGAAACCTGCCGAGCAGATGGTATTGGCACAAACAGGTAACTTTACGGACCCGGAACGTCAGACTTATATACTTATTGATTCAGTCAACGGAAACAACTGTATTACATTCTTTGACAATGCCAACACTTGGGACCCGGAGCCGGCGCAGATGCCTGCGTGGTTCGGCAAAAAAAAGGGCATGACCGTTAACGGAATTGATTGCGAGAAATATTCAGCCGTGTTGCAACAGGTCTTATTGACTGGGCTTATCTTCCAGATAGATGAGATAACGGGGAACAAGGTTCGTGTACCCTTGGACAAGGGTGAATGGGTTGCAGGGAAGTACGCCTACTATGACCGGGTGTCACATAACGGGGCTTTGTGGTTGTGTGTTGATGACAACGGAACGACAACAGAACCGTCAGATGATAATCCGGCATGGCTGAAACAAGTGGCGGAAGGGCAAAAAGGTGATCCGGGATTGTCCGTAGTAGGTGGCGGTCATTGGGAATCCTCCAAGACCCCGTACAAAGCCAATACAATGGTCACTCTTGCCAATTGTGTCTTTATATCCAAGGTGGAAACCTCCAATCCTCCCATCAGAATATTGCGTGTAAAAGGTGGCAATTTCTTAAGGAAGAAGGATGGTGGTTACTATCTTGCCGGGAAACCTGCCGACTGGGAGGTTAACGAGGATTGGGATATGTTGCTTGACGGGCGTGAGCTAAAAGGCGAGAGCATCACCTTCCTGGGTGAATTTGCCACGGCTCCTTCCAATCCGAAAAACGGTGATTCATACCGTAACACGACTGATCGTGCTACCTACATCTATCAGGACGGAAGATGGCAGCTCATGATATCGGACGGTAAGGACGGTAAGGATTATGAGTATATCTACACAAGAGGCAATATCATAGACAATCCTCCGGCAAAACCTGACAGCCAGCAGAAGGATGATTATATCCCTGAAGGCTGGACGGATGATTTTGTAGGAGTGGACGCAGACCATCAGGTTGAATGGGGTTGTACACGTTTTAAGGGAAATGGCGTATGGTCTGAGTTCAGCACTCCTGCCGTGGTGCATCGCTGGAGTAAGGACGGGGAGAATGCCATCATGGCGGACTTCGATAACGAGATGGTCAATGCAGCCCTTACTTCAGATGGGAAGGTCGTATCCTCACAGACTTGGAATACAACTGTCAGTATGTGGTATGGGACGGAGAAGCTCACGCTTGACAGCATCACCTGTACACCTGACACAAATCTTCTGTGTGCGACAGACAAGAATACGGGAGTGGTGACAATATCGGTATCTGCCGGAGCTACTCTTGCTGCGACAAACACGGTGAAGATCACAATCAGGGCTACAAAGAACGGGCAGCAGTATTCCCGTGATCTGTCATTCACTGTAGCCGGGGTCCGTGGAGGTGCGGACGGTTCAGATGCCGTGCTATACAGTATTGTCGTTTCCGCCAGTTCTGTAAGCAAGGACAAGAACGGGAACTATAGCATTTCTTCCGTGTCATGTTACAGGCAGAAATCAGTAGGAGGTGTGATATCCACTACTACGGACGGTATATTGAAATACAGCATAGATGGTGGAGTAGAAACTACCACAGACAATAATACAGCCATACCCAGTACAAACTTCACAAAGACTTTGAAGTTTGTCTTCTACGTGAATGACCGTGTAGTGGATGTTGAAACCGTACCCATGATTGTGGACGGGAAGGACGGTGCCACAGGTCCTCAGGGTATTCCTGGAACACCGGGGAAGGATGGGGCTGATGGTGAGAGCATCACAGCAGCCGGTCATTGGGAATCCTCCAAGACCCCGTACAAAGCCAATACAATGGTCACTCTTGCCAATTGTGTCTTTATATCCAAGGTGGAAACCTCCAATCCTCCCATCAGAATATTGCGTGTAAAAGGTGGCAATTTCTTAAGGAAGAAGGATGGTGGTTACTATCTTGCCGGGAAACCTGCCGACTGGGAGGTTAACGAGGATTGGGATATGTTGCTTGACGGGCGTGAGCTAAAAGGCGAGAGCATCACCTTCCTGGGTGAATTTGCCACGGCTCCTTCCAATCCGAAAAACGGTGATTCATACCGTAACACGACTGATCGTGCTACCTACATCTATCAGGACGGAAGATGGCAGCTCATGATATCGGACGGTAAGGACGGTAAGGATTATGAGTATATCTACACAAGAGGCAATATCATAGACAATCCTCCGGCAAAACCTGACAGCCAGCAGAAGGATGATTATATCCCTGAAGGCTGGACGGATGATTTTGTAGGAGTGGACGCAGACCATCAGGTTGAATGGGGTTGTACACGTTTTAAGGGAAATGGCGTATGGTCTGAGTTCAGCACTCCTGCCGTGGTGCATCGCTGGAGTAAGGACGGGGAGAATGCCATCATGGCGGACTTCGATAACGAGATGGTCAATGCAGCCCTTACTTCAGATGGGAAGGTCGTATCCTCACAGACTTGGAATACAACTGTCAGTATGTGGTATGGGACGGAGAAGCTCACGCTTGACAGCATCACCTGTACACCTGACACAAATCTTCTGTGTGCGACAGACAAGAATACGGGAGTGGTGACAATATCGGTATCTGCCGGAGCTACTCTTGCTGCGACAAACACGGTGAAGATCACAATCAGGGCTACAAAGAACGGGCAGCAGTATTCCCGTGATCTGTCATTCACTGTAGCCGGGGTCCGTGGAGGTGCGGACGGTTCAGATGCCGTGCTATACAGTATTGTCGTTTCCGCCAGTTCTGTAAGCAAGGACAAGAACGGGAACTATAGCATTTCTTCCGTGTCATGTTACAGGCAGAAATCAGTAGGAGGTGTGATATCCACTACTACGGACGGTATATTGAAATACAGCATAGATGGTGGAGTAGAAACTACCACAGACAATAATACAGCCATACCCAGTACAAACTTCACAAAGACTTTGAAGTTTGTCTTCTACGTGAATGACCGTGTAGTGGATGTTGAAACCGTACCCATGATTGTGGACGGGAAGGACGGTGCCACAGGTCCTCAGGGTATTCCTGGAACACCGGGGAAGGATGGGGCTGATGGTGAGAGCATCACAGCAGCCGGTCATTGGGAATCCGCCAATACACCGTATGCGAAGAACAGCACAGTATCGTTTGCCGGAGGATCTTACTTAAGCAAGGTTCAGACTTCCAATCCACCGCTTCCGCTTCTTCGTGTGAGAGGTGGGCGTTATCTAAGGAAGAAGGATGGCTGTTACATACTTTCCGGGAAGAGATCGGACAAGGCTGTCAACTCCGACTGGCAGGAAATGACTTCCAGTGTTGAACCATCTCCATCATATTGGCTTGACAGCCCTGTAAGTACGATAAACTTCTCGTCAACAGGCACACCGTCACCGTCAGCGTTTGTCGTTACCATGAAACAGAATGTAGGTGGTAATGTGAGCGATACGAATAGGTTCTATCTTGCTGCACGCAAATACAACGGAAGTTGGCTGGCTCACGTAGGTGCTACCCTAAGCAATCAGATATCCGTTCCAGCGACAGCCGGATACACCCAGTTTGCCGTCCGGGCTTATCAATCCGCATCGGACGCGAACGCATGGAATAATAATTTTGTCGCTGAAAAAGGGGTGGGTGTAGCTAATGATGGTGCCATAGGAGCAACCGGAGCAACAGGGGCGTTTCCCCGTGACAGAGGTGTATTCGCATCAGGACAGACTTATGTCTGGAATGCGGATTACCGGGATAAGGTCATATATCTGATAGGGGGAGTTTATTATAATTTCCTTGTAAAGAATTACGGTGCTTCCGTTACCGATGCACCCACATCTGTCAACGGTGATTCCAATTGGGAAGCCATGCAGAAGTTTGTGAATATCGCTACTGACACCCTGTTTGCCGATGGTGCGAATGTAGCCGGATTCATGTTCAAAGACAAGGTTCTCAAGTCTTTTAATGACAAAGGTGAAACTCTTCTTATCAATGGTGAAACCGGGTATTTTAAATGCAAATTAGCAGAGATTACAGGAACAATCACGGCGGATAAAGGACGTATTGGCCCGTTCTCCATCATTTCGGGGGTATTGTCCTCAAAGATCCTTTATGAAAATGAAACAAATAAATACGTCGGTTTCAATTTGTCTGCCGGACAAATTGAGTTTTATAACGAAAGGACATTTGCAAACGTAAGAATCGGGGGAAACACGCAGTTTGTCACCATTGAAGGGATTAAGTATGATGCTGGAATTGACATACAGAGTCCAAATGCCATGATCGGAATGCACATCAAGACCCTGAGCATTCCTCTGTTCGTGGAGGGGGGTAACATTTTCC